GCAGACAGCGGCCGGGCGACCGACAGCGCCTCGAAGGCGGTCGCGAAGACCCCTAGCGATGGCGCCTCGACGACCGACGCGTTCAGCCGCGTGGCGGCCTACGTGCGCGCCCTGGCGGATGCGAGCGTGGTCAGCGAGGCGATCAAGGTGGTGATGGGCTACGCCCGGTCGCTCACCGACTCGGCCAAGGCCACCGACGCGCCGGCGAAGAGCCTGAGCAAGCCCGCGGCTGACAGTTCGTCGCTCAGCGACGCGTTCGCCAAGGTCGTGGCGTTCGTGCGCAAGCCGGCCGACGCAGCCAACGTGGGCGATCAGTCGACGCGATCTGCCGGCAAGGTCCAAACCGAGGCGCCGAAGGTCGGCGACGCGTTTGCCAAGGTGATGGCCTGGGCGCGGTCTGCGGCCGACACCTCAAGCGTGTCCGATGCGCTCGCCCGCACCGTCGCGTTCGCGCGCAGTGTCGCCGACAGCACGGGTGTGAGCGATGCGCTCACGAAGGTGATGTCGTTCGCTCGCGCTGCGACCGACACCACCAACGTGACCGACGCGTTCGTGCGCCTGGTGGCCTACGCCCGCTCGGTGGCTGATTCGAGCGGGGTCAGCGATGCAGTGTCGCGCGCGATCAGCCGCGGCACGATCGCGCTTTCGCTTGGCACATCCGACACATTTGCGCGGGCCGCAGGCTTCACGCGATCGTTCAGTGACAGCAGCTCGGCGAGCGATGCGTTCGCACGAGCCGTCTCGTTCGTGCGCGCGCTCGCGCACACGAGCACCACGACCGACAACAATTTCAAGGCGCTCGGCAAGGCGGTGAGCGGAGAGTCAGCATTCATCGCTGATAATCGGGTGCTCGCGCCGGGCAAGGGCGCCGCGGAAACGACCTCGACATCCGACGCGGGGTCGCTGCTGGCGCAGAGCTACTGCTCTGATCCGTTCTACTTCGGGGGCGACTTCGTCGGGGCGTCCAGAACCTTCTGACACGAAAGGCAACCACCATGATCAAAGACAACCTGGCCCTGCGCGGGCAAGTGGACATCGTCCTGCGCGACAAGGACGGCAACATCAAGGACTCGCGCGAGATCAAGAACCTCGTCGTGAACGCTGGCCTGGCCTACATCGCCAGCCGCATGATCGGCACCGCCAAGTCCGTGATGAGCCATATGGCCCTGGGCTCGGGCACGACCGCCGCGGCCGCCACCCAGACCGACCTCGTGTCGATCCTGGGCGCGCGTGAGGCGCTGGATGGCTCGGCCGTCGCCGGCACCAACAACGAGAAGGTGGTCTACACCTGCGGCTTCGAGGCGGGCGACGCCACCGGCGCCGTGACCGAGGCGGGCATCTTCAACGCCGCGACGGCGGGCGACATGCTGTGCCGCACCGTGTTCCCGGTCGTCAACAAGGGCGCCGACGACACGATGACGGTCACCTGGACCATCACTCTGGCCGCGGTCTGATGACCCTGGGGGACAGGGGCTGACGTCAACCGCGAATCGGAGCTGAGCGCATGGCAACCACGGTCACGACACGGGCAGGCAAGGGTTCGCCCCTGACCAACACCGAAGTCGACTCCAACTTCACTGCCCTGCGCGACGCCATCGACGGCCACACGGCGGCCTCTGACCCCCACTCGCAGTACCTTCTCGCGTCCTCGCGAGGTGCCGCCAACGGCGTTGCCTCGCTGGACGCCTCTTCTCGCATCCTGGTCGGACAGCTGCCCAACAGCGGCGCGTCGGCTGGGAGCTACGGGTCTGCCTCCCTCATCCCCGTCGTCACGGTGGATGCGGCCGGGCGCATCACCGCGATCTCCACGGCCTCCATCACGGTGCCGTCGGGCTCGCTCACCTTCACGGGCGACGTCACGGGCTCAGGTTCAACCGGGTCCAGCACGGCGCTCACGCTCGCAGGCTCCGGCGTCACTGCGGGCACCTACAACGACTCGGCCACCGCGGTGAGGCCGTTCACGGTCGACTCGAAGGGCCGCATCACGAGCATCGGCACTGCGGTCACCATCGCGCCCGCCTGGAGCTCGATCACCAGCAAGCCGACCACGTTGTCTGGCTACGGCATCACCGATGCGGCATCGAGCACCCACACGCACGCCGCCAGCGACATCACCTCTGGTGTGCTCGCCACGTCCCGCCTGGGCACCGGTACGGCCAGCTCGAGCACGTACCTGCGCGGCGACGGGACGTGGGTGGCGCTGTCGGTCGGCAACACCTTCGACCTGAGCGTCGACGTCACCTACAACGAGTACACCGACGACTACGCGTCGCTGCAGATGACGGCGATCGGAGTCAAGGTGTCCGCATACGACTTCAGCGCCACGACGTTCCGCGACTTCCTGATCGGCAATCCCGACAACGGCGCGACGCAGGTCGGCATCGCGGGTGCGACGACGATTGGCAACACTGGCTCGACGACCACCATCAACGGCTCGTCGATCTCGATGAGCTCCACGCCGACGGTGGGCGGCACTGCGGTGTCGCTGTCAAACCACTCGCACACGTCGTTCACCGGTCTGACGCTGTCAGGACCAACGCTCAACGACGGCTACACCGAGGAAGTGTTCGCCGTCTCTGGCACGACGCCGGCTCTGTCGCCGACGAACGGCTCGATCCAGACGTGGACGTTGTCTGGCAACTCCACACCTACCGCTGGGACATGGGCCGCCGGGCAAAGCATGACGCTGATGATCGACGACGGTAGCTCCTTCACGGTGACATGGACCAGCTTGGCGGTCACCTGGAAGACGGGCGTCGGCACCGCCCCGTCGCTCAACACTACCGGCTACACCGCGATCCAGTTGTGGAAGGTCGGCACCGTCATCTACGGTGCTCGCGTGGGAGATGCGTGATGCTTGCTGACAAGCTGCGAGCCGCAACGTACGCGTTCACAACCGATTCGTATGTAGCGGCTGGCGTCACGTCGTCTCCGTATGTCGTCGCCTACCCCTGGGACAGGTCGATTGGCTTTGGTGTTCGGTACGCAAACCCATCTACGACGCCGGCAAACATTGTTGGGAAAGTCGCGTTCTCACCATCGAACAACGCACTCGCTGCCGCTGTCGCGCAGAGTCCGTACATCATTGTGTGGCCTTGGTCCAGCAGCGGATTTGGCACGAAGTACGCCAACCCAAGTTCAAACGTCACCTCTGCCGCGAACTGTGTTGCATGGCACCCGACAGGCGGGGCTGTTGCGGTTGGATTTTCATCCAGTCCTTACGTGGCTGCGTGGCCATTTAGCGGAGGCTTTGGCACGAGGTATGCGAATCCTTCGGTTGTCCCTGCGGGTATGCCCTATGACGTTGCATTTTCTCCGAGCGGCAATCACATCGCTGTAGCTCACGCCAACGCTCCGTACATCAGCGTCTACGCTTGGTCCAATGGGTTTGGAGCAAAGGTTTCAAACCCGGCGTCGAACCCTGGCAGCACGGGCATGTGCTGCAAGTTCTCGCCAGACGGTGCGTTCCTTTTGGTCGGAACCACAAGCTCCCCACCGGGCTTCTATGTCTACGCATGGAACAACGGATTTGGGACTCGGTACTCCGTTGGGACGACTCCGCCACCAGGCCAGCTGTATGGCGCCGTCTACGGGGCCGATTGGACAAACAACGGTGACGCGATTGCCACTGCGTGTTATGGCGGGTTCCCTTACGTTCATGCTTGGCAGTGGTCTTCTTCTGGGTTTGGTACGAAGTACAGCCAGCCATCATCCGCTCCTGCTGGTCCATCGATGTCTGTGTCGTTCTCGCGCACGCGAGACGCACTTCTGGTCTTGCACGACAACTCGCCGTATATGACCGCCTACCGCTGGACATACTCGGGTGGCTTCGGGACAAAGTACGCAGACCCATCAAACTTCGTCGCGAGCGGAACGTACCTGCGGCGAGCAACCTTCAGCAACGCGTAACACCACATGGCCATCAAAGACACACTCCAATCTGCACTGCAGATGCGCATCGATGAGATTGACATGTACCAGGTCAACATCAACAACTTCAAGTATGCGATCGAGGAGATCGAGTCTGGTCGAGCGGGCGATGGCCTGGAGGAGTTTGCCGATCAGCTTCGTCAGCTTCTCAAGGAGAACGTCCATGAGCAGCGGAAGTCGCGACTCATCTTGAACGCTATCCAGCGACAGCTGAGTGAGCTGCAATGACCTACGCGCTCGTCCGAGACGGCGTCATCGAGCGCTACCCGTACTCGATCACAGATCTGCGGATCGACCATCCGGAGACGAGCTTCCCGGCGTTCCCATCCGAGCAGTCGCTTGCTGAGTGGGGCGTGTTCCCTGTGACGTCGACGTCGCCGCCGCCGCTTGACCCGATGACGCAGGAGGCGGAGTGGGGTGCTCCTGAGCTGGTCGACGGCGCCTGGACGCAGACCTGGACCGTTCGCGCAAAAACGCCCGAGGAGCAGGCCGCAGCGATGCAGCAGCGCATTGCCGAGTTCGAGGCAGGCCTTGACGCCTACCTCGACTCCGTCGCTCAGCAGCGCCGCTTCCGCGACCGCCACAGCCTGGCGCTGCGTGCGGGCTACGAAGGCCCGTACCAAGCCGAGGCCATCGTCTTTGCGGCCTGGATGGACCAGTGCAACGTCCAGGCCTACACGCTGCTGCAAAATGTCATCGATGGCACGGCAACGCCACCTTCATCGGTCGAGGAGCTCATCGCAACGCTCCCGCCCATCGTCTGGCCGGAATGACCGGCCTCATTACTGAGCACCCCAAGCAAAGGAGAACACCATGGCCATTCCAGCAGTCGGCGTCGCCAACTGGATCAAGATCGGCTCCACCGCCGCCTCGTACAGCACCGGCACGGTCACGATCGCCAACGGCGCTGTCACCGCCGCCACCGGCACGATCATCAAGACCGCGAACTACGCAGACGACATCCGCGACTTCCTTGTCGCCGTCCTGGACCGCGTGTTCGTGACCCACAACGCGCTCGCGTCCGGCGACAAGCCGACCACCTTCAACATCCAGCGCGCCCTCACCGGCACGCAGGTGCAGTACGTCGTGACGGTCAATATCGCCGGCGACGTCGACTTCCCGACCTGGGCCTGATGGCCCGACCTGGTAGCCGCGAGGTGATCATGACGGAACACCACATGGAGGTGCTTGCGCACAAGCTCGAGACGCTGCACTCTGACGTGCGCGAGATCGAGACGGTTCTTCGCGAGCTTGCTGCTGCCATCACGCGGCTGGCCCTGATCGAGGAACGTCAGTCTCAGGCGGCCGCGGCGTTGGAGCGGGCGTTCATCACGATGGACAAGCTCGAGGCGCGCATCAGCTCGCTCGAGCAGCTGGCCCCGTCGAACCGGCGCCTGCACATCTGGATCGACAGAGGCATTTGGGGCCTCCTTGGCCTCATGGGGATGGCCTTGGTCAAGCAGATTGGGCTCGGATCGTGAAGCTCGACCCCCGCTGGAGGGCCATCCTGAAGCGCGCCTGGAGCGTGCGTCTGCTGGCTTTGGCATTCGTGCTCACTGCCGCAGAGGTGGTCCTGCCGCTGTTCGCTGACGAGATGCCGCGCGGCACGTTCGCTGTGCTCACGGGGCTCGCTGTGGGTGGGGCGTTCGTCGCGCGCATCACCGCGCAGAAAGACCTGGACTGATGGCCCTCTCTCGTCGCGCCATCGCCGGCCTGAGCGTGTCGGCGGCGGCGCTCGTTGGCCTTGCGCTCAGCGAGGGCTACACCGACCTGGCGATCGTCCCCACCAAGGGCGATCGGCCCACGGTGGGGTTCGGCTCGACCTTCAGGGACGACGGCACGCCGGTGCAGATGGGTGACGCCATCACGCCGCCGCAGGCGCTCAAGCGCACGCTCGCGCACATCCAGAAGGATGAGAACGGGATCAAGCGCTGCGTCACGGGCGCGCTGCTGCAGGCCGAGTACGACGTGTTGGTGGACTTCACCTACCAGTACGGCGTGACGGCGACCTGCAACTCGTCGATGGTGCGTCACATCAACGCCGGCGATTACGAGCAGGCCTGCCAGGCCTACACCAAGTACCGCTTCTCCCAGGGCCGCGACTGCTCGCTGCCTCAGCACTGGGGGCCGGGCGGCTGCAAGGGAGTGTGGCTGCGCAACCTGAAGCGTCGCGACGAGTGCCTGGCCGCGGCCAAGGGTGACTGATGAACTTCGCGCCCGCCATCATCGTCCGCGCCGTCCTGGCGGTCGTGTTGGTCGGCCTGGGCCTGTGGGCCCTGCACTGGGTCTACGAGGCTGGCGTGCGCGACGGCAAGTCCAACCTGGCGCGCCTGGTGTACGAGGCCGAGCAGCGTGCGCGAGCCGATCACGGCGACCGCGTCATCATCACCGAGGGGGTCGACCATGCCACCGTCACGAAGCTCCGCGATGCGCAGAGGCGCGCTGATGCTCTGCGCGCTGAGTCTGACGGCCTGCGCAAGCAACTCGCCGCGCTTGCCAGCACCGCCCCCAGAGATACCCCCGCCGCCGGCTGCGCTGATGTCATCCGACAGCGTGACCGACTGGCAGAGCTACTCGCAGAGGGTGCAGACCTTCTTCGAGAAGGCCAAGCAGCAGGTGATCGACTTGCTGTCACCGCCGAAGGATTGCAGTCGTACGTCTCCGGCGTCTGCCGATTGCCAGTGACCCCGTAAGGACCCCGACATGGTTGCCGTGACGATCAAGAGCTTCAACGGGATGCGCCCCATCGCGCACCCGCTGCAGCTGCAGCCCAACGAGGCTCAGCTCGCGCAGAACGTGCGCCTGATCTCGGGGGCGATTGCGGCCATGCGAGGCACCACGACGCTCAAGGCGACGACCACCACGCTGCCGCAGACCATCTACCGCTTCGGCTCGAGCTCGAACGAGTCGAACTACTGGCTCGAGTTCGCCGGCGACGTCGACGTGATGCGCTCGCCGATCGTCCAGGACCAGTGGGATCGCGTGTACTGGAGCGACGGCGCCAAGCCCAAGTACGGCGCCAACGACGTCGTGCTCTCCGGCGGCAGCTACCCTGGCGGCAGCTACCTGCTCGGCGTGCCTGCGCCGGCCACGGCGCCCTCGGTGACAGGCTACACCGCGCCTGCGACCTACACCGCGGTCGACCGGCAGTACGTGATGACGTACTACAAGCCGTCCTCGACCAAGGAGTCGTCTGCGAGTGCAGTGCTCACGGTCAAGGGCGTGGACGGTCAGCCGGTCACCCTGACTCTGCCCACCGGCAACGGCGGCGACGCCGGCATCACCAAGAAGCGCCTCTACCGCAAGGTCGGAGCGACGTTCCGCCGCATTGCCGAGCTCGACGTCACGGTCGCCACCTACAAGGACGAGGCGACCGACGCCTCGCTGGCAGGCGCCACAGCGCTGCCCACCGGCGTCGAGGCCCGGCCCACCGCGCCCACGAGCGCGCCGATCGCCGCGGCCGACGTCGTCAACTACACCGGCGAAGCGAAGCAGTACAGCTACGTCTACACGGTCAAGAACGTGTGGACGCAGACTGGCTCGGGCGACTCGCTGCAGGACAACTACTACGCCGAGTCGGCGCCGAGCGCGCCGGTCACGGTCAACGCCGACCAGACGCAGACCGTGACGCTGAGCGGGCTCTCTGCGGCCGGCACGACGCCGAGCTCCGGCACCATGTTCCGTGTCTACCGCAAGGCGGTGGTGAGCGACGTGGGCGGATCCTGGGTCGACGCCATCGGCGCGGCCATTCGCAACGACAGCGTCTTCCGCTTCGTGGGCGAGACGTCGTCGAGCACGTTCTCTGACGTGCTGCCCACCAGCCATGTGTCGATCGGCTTCCCACAGCTCAACCAGGACGCTCCGGACACCGTCAAGCCGACCTCGACTCCGACCGCCTCGGTCAACACCTCGACCGCGGTCACGCCGGCCAAGCGCATCTACGCGGTGACGTTCGTCGACGCCTCGGGCAACGAGTCCTCGCCGAGCCCGGCGAGTGGCGTGATCGAGGCCATCGACGGCGCGACCACCGTGACCGTGCGTCACACCGAGACTGCGCCAAGCGGGGCGACGCTGCGGCGCCTGTACCGGCAGACGGTGACCGTCTCCGGCGGCTCGATCACCTCGAGCGACGCCAACTACAAGAAGGTCGCCGACAACCCGATCCAGACCACGACGTTCTCCGACAAGATCGCCGACGTGGGTCTGGGTGCGGCCATGCCATCAGGCATCCGCGACCTGCCGCCGTCGCCGACCGAGTCGGTCGCCGGCTCGGCCACGATCCCCTCCTCGGTCGTGCCGGAGGTGCGCACCTACGTCTACACCTACGTCACGGCCTACGGAGAAGAGGGTCCGCCCTCGGCCGCCTCGGCGTCGGCGTCGATCGATGCGACCCAGTCGGTGACCGTGTCGCTGCCAGGCGGCGCGCCTGCAGGCGCCTACAACATCACCATCAAGCGCCTGTACCGCAGCTCCACCGCGGCCAACGGGCAGACCCAGTTCCAGTACGTGGCCGAGGTGCCGGTCGCCACGACGAGCTACACCGATGCCGTCAAGCAGGCGAACCTGGGCGAGGTGCTGCCGTCGGAGGACTGGACGGCGCCACCCGATGGCCTCAAGGGCCTGCGCATGATGGCCAACGGCGTGGCCGTGGGGTTCGTCGGCAACTCGGTGTGGATGTCGGAGCCGAACCTGCCGCACGCCTGGCCGCACTCGTACTCGGTGCCCGACGAGATCGTCGGCATCGGCACCTTCGGCCAGGCCGTCGTCGTGCTCACGCGCTCGGTCCCGTACCTGATCGAGGGCATCGACCCGGCGGCTATGGCCACCCGCAAGCTCGAGCTCAAGCAGGCGTGCTCGTCGAAGCGATCCATCGTCGAGGCTGGCGACGGCGTGGTCTACGCCTCACCCGACGGCCTGGTGTCGATCGGCGCCGGCGGCATCACCGTGTTGACGAAGACTTTGTTCTCCCGCGAGCAGTGGCTGAACTATTCGCCGTCGACAATGCAGGTGTACTTGCACAACGGGCGCTACCATGTGTTCTACACCGACGCGCAGAGCGTGCGCGGGCTGATGATTCTGGACTTCAGCGGCCAGGGTGCGGTGCTCACGCTGAGCGACCTGCCCAAGACCGTCGCCGTCACCGCGGGCTACCAGGATGCCTCCACCGACACGCTGTACCTGGCACAGGGCGGCAACATCGTGCGCTTCGACGCCGGCACGAGCGCGACGTACACCTGGCGCTCGAAGGTGTTCCGTCTGCCGCACCATGCGAACTTCACGCTCGCCCAGGTGCGCGCCCTGGCCTACCCGGTCACGTTCAAGGCCTACGCTGACGGCGTGCTCAAGGTCACGCAGACGGTCAGCTCGGATGAGTTCTTCCGGCTGCCCGGCGGGTTCAAGGCCGTCGACTGGGTGTTCGAGGTCTCAGGCACCAACGAGGTGACGGAGATCAACGTCTGCACCTCCGTTTCGGAGCTGATGTCAGCATGAGGGAAACCCGAGTCCCCGCGATTCCCGACGTCACCGCCGGGAACATCCTCTCCGTCGTCTCGGCGATCAAGCAGACGATCGAGGTGCGCGAAGGCCGCCTCGGCGATCCGCTTGACCAGGCCGTCACGTACCGCGAACTCCAGGCGCTGGGCGTCGTCTCGAGCGACGGCAGTACGCCCACCACAGGCGTGGGCGGCGCCGGCGAGATTCCGGTCGTCGTCGTGCCTGGCCTGGGTGGCGGCGCCACGATCACGGACGGGTACAACGGCGCGGCCGACATGACGACGCCGCCGCGGCCGGTCGACCTGATCGCGGTGGGCGGCTACTCCTCGGTGTTCCTGTCCTGGTCGGGCAACAACTACCGCAATCACGCCTACACCGAGGTCTGGCGCAACACCCTCGACGAGCTCGGCTCGGCCGTGCTGATCGGCACGACGGTGGGCACCCTCTACACTGACGAGGTCGGCTCCGAGCGGTCCTGCTACTACTGGGTGCGGTTCGTCTCCCAGGCGAGCATCAAGGGCGCCTACAACCTGACCTCGGGCACGTTCGCCAAGACCTCGCTCGACGTCGAGCGGCGCATCGAGGCGCTGCGCGAGGAGATCGTCGGCAGCTCGCTGGCGCAGGACCTGGGCGAGCGGATCCACCAGCTCGAGCTCGACAACACGCGGGCCCAGGAGGCCCTGCAGCTGCTTGACGTCGCGCGCCGCGGACTGGAGTCGCAGGTCACGCGCGCGAGCTCCTCGCTGAAGGCCGAGACCTCCGAGCGGATCTCCCAGGCCACGCAGACGGCGTCCGATGTGCGCCAGGTCGCGAAGGACCTGGCCAGCGAGACGGCAGACCGCATCGAGTCTGTGGCGGAGGAGGCTGCCGCACGCAACGCCGCCATCGCCGCTGAGGCTGCGGCACGCGTGGCCCTGGCCAACTCGACGACGACGAGGCTCGAGCAGTCAGCCGCCGACTTGATTGCCGAGCAGACCGCCCGCATCGCCGCGGTCACCGCAGAGTCCATCGCCCGGCAGGCGCTCGCGGCGTCGACCACTACGAGCCTGGCCCAGGTCTCCGCGAACATCGTCGCCGAGCAGACGGCCCGAGCCGCCGCGATCCAGGCCGAGTCCGCCGCCCGCGCGCAGGGCCTGCTCGATGAGGCGGCCGCCCGTGGCGCAGCCATCTCGGTCGAGACCAACGCCCGCCAGAGCGCGCTCGAGTCGCTCTACTCCCAGGTCACCACGATCACCGCGAGCACGGCCGACAACGCCGCGGCGATCCAGCAGGAGGCGATCACCCGGGCGGATGCCATCAGCGCCGAGGCCTCGCTGCGCACGACCCTGGCAGCGCGTGTCAGTGGCACCGAGTCGAGCCTCACCACGCTGTCGACGGTGACCGGCGCGCAGGCTACCCAGCTGCTGGCGCTGCAGGCGGCCTCGGACTCCGCGCAGTCGAAGATCACCTCGCTGGAGACGGTGACGGCGGAGCAGGCCACCGTCTCCACGAACCTGCTCACGCGCACCGCGGCGGCCGAGACCTCGATCGCCGGCTTGTTCACCACGACCGCCGACCAGGCGACGTACTCGCTCGCGCTCGCCGCCCGCATGGGTGACGCCGAGTCGAAAGTGAGCACCCTGCAGACGGCCACGGCTGAGCAGGCCCAGATCGCGACCAACCTGTCGACGCGCGTCGGCCTGTCAGAGTCGAACATCTCCTCGCTGTTCACCACGACGGCCGACCAGTCGCAGTCGCTGCTCACGCTCACGACCCGTGTCGCAGGCGCCGAGTCGAGCATCTCGCAGATCAACACGACCACGGCCACCCAGGCTTCAACGCTCGATGCGCTGTCGTTCCGCACCGGCGTGAACGAGTCGAACATCTCCGACCTGCGCACCGTCACCGCCGAGCAGTCGCAGATCGCGGTGACGCTGTCGACCAAGGCCGCGCTCGCCGAGTCGAACATCGCGAACCTGCAGACCACGACCTCCGAGCAGGCCGTGATCACGACCACGCTCGGCACCCGCGTGGGCGCCACCGAGTCGAACATCACCAACCTGCAGAGCACGACGGCGCTTCAGGCGCAGTCCTTGACCGAGCTCACCACGCAGATGGGCGAGGCCAAGGCGAGCATCACCTCGCTGAACGAGACCACGACGACGCAGGCCTCGTCGCTGCTCACGCTGACCTTCCGCACCGCTGACGCGGAGTCGGGCATCCGCACGCTGCAGACGTCGACCGCCGACCAGGCCCAGATCATCGCGACGCTGACGGCCCGCGCCGACGGCGCCGACTCCAAGCTCAACACCTTGGAGACGGTCACCGCCACGCAGGCGCAGTCGCTCACCGAGCTTGGTACGCGCGTGGGCTCCTCCGAGTCGACGATCACCCAGCTCTCGCAGACGACCGCCGAGCAGGCGCAGGTGAGCACGGCACTTGCCACCCGCGTTGGTGCCACCGAGTCCGGCATCAGCTCGCTCAACACGACCACGGCCACCCATGCACAGGCCCTGTTCACGCTCACCGCGAAGTCCGACGAGTTCGACTCGAAGATCTCGACGCTGCAGACGGCCACCGCGGAGCAAGCCTCCATCGCGACTGCGCTGTCGACGCGCACCACGAACGCCGAATCGGGCATCACCGGGCTGCAGCAGACGACCGCCACCCAGGCTCAGTCCCTGCTTGAGCTCAAGACGCGCACCGACGCGGCCGAGTCAAGCATCACCTCGCTCAACACGACGACTGCCACGCAGGCCCAGTCGCTGCAGTCGCTCGAGACCCGCGCCGGCGCCGCCGAGTCGAACCTGACGACACTCAACACGACGACGGCGACGCAGGCCTCGTCGCTCCTGGCGCTCACCACGCGCGCCGACAACGCCGAGTCCTCGCTGTCGACGCTGTCGACGACCACGGCCGAGCAGGCCTCGCTGATCACGGGCCTGACCACCCGCGCCGGCAGCGCCGAGTCGAACATCAACTCGCTGACGCAGACGACCGCACTGCAGGCCTCGCAGCTTACCGAGCTCACGACGCGCTCGGACCTCTCGGACTCGAAGATCTCCGCGCTGCAGAGCACGACGGCCGATCAGGCTCAGCTGCTCACAACTCTCACCACCCGGACGGCGGCCTCCGAGTCGAGCATCGGTACGCTGCAGACCACGACTGCCACCCAGGCTCAGTCGCTGCAGGAGCTCTCGACGCGGACGGCCACATCCGAGTCGAACGTCTCGACGCTGCAGACCACGACCGCCGCGCAGGCCTCGTCGATCACTGCGCTCACGACGCGCATGGGGGCGGCCGAGTCGAGCATCACGTCGCTCAACGAGACGACAGCGACTCAGGCGACGACGGCGACCTCGCTCAACACCCGCGTCGGAGCGGTCGAGTCCACCATCACCCAGCTCAATCAGACGACGGCCAACCAGGCGCAGTCGATCGCCTCGCTGGGCGTGTCGCTGGACGCAAACTCCGCTGCCATCGTCCAGGAGGCCACCGCTCGTGTGGCGGCCGACGACTCGTTCGCTAGCACGTTGACCCAGCTGCAAGCCGCCGCCGAGGACGCAAACGACTTCACCGCAGGCGCCAGCTGGACGTTCGACACGACGGCTGACGGGTTCACGGCCTCCGGCGCTGCGCTGACGGTGTCTGGCGGCGCGCTGCGCGTGACCTCTGCCGGCACCGACCCGCAGCTCATCTCGCCCACGAACCTCACGATCGACGGCGTGCAGAACAGCATCGTGCGCATGCGCATCAAGCGCATCGCTGGCACGGGCTGGGAGGGCACGCTGCTCTACAAGACCGCGGCGCACGACTACGGCCTGTGGGGCAAGATCGTCTCCAACACGACGGTGCAGGACACCTGGGTCGTGGTCGAGTGGAACATGGCCGAGCTCTCGGTCGGCGGGTCCGACTGGGTCTCGAACACGATCACCAACCTGCGCTTCGACCTCGGCAACAGCGCATCGGACGTCTTCGACATCGACTGGATCCAGGTCGGCCGCCCGAACGCAGCGGCCTACAAGATCGCGCTCACCCAGGAGGCAAAGGTCCGGGCGGCCACCGACAAGGGCCTGCTCGGTCAGTACAGCGTCAAGATCGACAACAACGGCCACGTCAGCGGGTTCGGGCTCTCGAGCCAGACGGTTGACAGCACGCCGACCAGCGCATTCATCGTCCGCGCCGATCGGTTCGCCATCGTGGGCGCCAACGACGCGACCGACCCTCTGGGCACGCTCGCACCCACCAAGGTCCCGTTCGTCGTGCTGACCTCGCAGCAGACGATCGGCGGCGTCGTGTACCCGGCCGGGACGTGGATGAACACGGCGTTCATCGCTGACGCCACGATCAAGAGCGCCCAGATCGACACCCTGGCTGCCGGCAAGATCACCGCCGGCACGATCACCGCGGCCGTCGAGCTGCAGTCGCCGAAGCTGCGCTCGGGCGCCATCGCCTACGGCGCCAACGGTTTCTTCCTGGGTGACGACAGCGGCGTCAAGAAGTTCTACATCGGCAACGGCGCGACCGACTCATCGGGCCGATCGCTCGAGTTCAACGGCACGACCGCCACGGTGCGCGGCCTGGTCTACGCCTACGGCGGCGCGATCGGCGGCAACGTCCTGGGGGCCGACTACATCCAGTCGTCGAACTTCTCGAGCGGCTCGGCGGGATGGCGCATCAAGTCGAGCGGCGAGGCCGAGTTCAACAACGTCACAGCGCGCGGCCGCGTCATCACCCAGACCGGCGCCTACATGAAGGTCTCCGGCGAGCCGTTCGGCAGCTCGAACCAGTTCATCGAGTGGTACGGCCCGACCCAGACCAACCTGGCCAACTGCACGGAGTCCAACGCGGTCTACTACCTGAAGGCCGACGGCGGAGCCTACTTCGGCGGCGCACTGCTGGCTGGCGTGTTCAAGAACTCGGTGCAGGGATCGATCCTCGACAACACGAACATCGCCGAGCTCGGGCCGTTTGCCTCCAACGGCAACCAGATCACCATCACGATGGGCTTCACGTTCCTGGGCAACACGTCGTTCCCAGGGACGACCGCTGGACTGAACTCGTACAACGCGACCACCAAGCAGAACCCATCCTTCACCATCGTGCTCTCGCGCGCGATCGGCGCTGGCTCGTACTCGGACGTGGCGACCTACAACGTGACGGGCAGCCACGCCGAAGAGGCCCCGGCTCCGGCCGACGTGGCCCCGGGCTACTACCGGCAGCAGGCCGGGTACTCGGCGACCTACGTCGACCCCTCGTACTCGACCGACTCGCGCAAGTACAAGCTGCGCTTCACGGCCTGGACCAACGTCAACTCGACCATCCAGACCAACACGCTCAGCCTGCAGTCCGTCGAGCAGTGATCGGGCGGCTGATCAAAACCCGATCAAGAGCAACGAACCGTTGGCCAGGCAACAGAAAACCAGCGCTGAGCGCGCGCTGGCGTAGCACAGAATCAAGAAACCCGCAACTGACTGTTGACCCGGCAGGTAGAATTTCCGTCCGAAAGGAGAGGCGAGATGCCCCAGCTTGACGACGTTCGCATGCTGCTTGCCTCGAAGCTCGGCAAGGTGCTGATGCCGGAAGACGCGGCCGCGATTGAGGCCGCGTTGTTCTATGAGCCCGACCTCTCCCACAACCCGGCGAAGTTCGACTCCATCCAGCACGGCCGCTACACGATCCAGGCGGAGCGCTTCAGCAACATCATCGCGGAGCTGCACCACCTGCACCAGGTCCACTGGCTCGAGACCGAGAAGCATCGGCACGGCCTCGAGCTCAATCCCGACTACGAGGCCTTCCTGGTGCGCGAGCGCGCCGGTCGCCTGCTGCAGTTCACCATGCGCGACGAGTACCGGCGACTGGTCGGCAACCTGCGCATGTTCATCGGCACCAGCCTGCACACGCAGACCGAGTACGCGAGCGAGGACGTCATGTTCTTGCTGCCCGAGCACCGCGGCAGCTTCGCGGCCTTGGCCTTGATCCGCTTCGCGGAGCAGTCACTGCGCGCGATCGGCATCCGCGAGATTCGCGTCAACAGCAAGCTCGTCAACCGGGCCGACGTGCTGATGCTCCGCATGGGCTACGGCGCCGTTGCGCTGGAGTTCGTCAAGTTCTTCGAGGAAAGCTGACATGGGCGACACGATCCGCCGCGACGGCGACTCTGCCGCGACGCGCATTCGCCTTGCTACGGAGGCCGACAGGCTCCCGGTGTTCAAGCTGTCTGTGTACATGCACCAGGAGACGGACTTCGCGCACTACGACTTCGACCCGCAGAAGGCGATCAACAACATCGGCGCGTGGATTCACGGCAATGACGAGCGCTTCCTGATCGTGGCGGAGCGAGGCGGGGAGGTGGCCGGCATGCTGTTCATGTCGCTGAAGAGGCCCTGGTTCGGGGGTGACGTGATGGCAAGCGAGGACGTGTTCTACGTCCACCCGCAACATCGGGGATCAAGGGCTGCACACGGCATGCTCAAGATGTTCTGCCAGGTCGCCAAGGACCGCGGCGCCAAGCACCTGCGCGCCGGCGTGGCAACAGGCTCGGGGCCAGCCGCGGAGAAGCTCTACCGGCACTTCGGCATGCACTACGTGGGCGGCAATTTCAGCGCCCATCTCAACTAGATTTAGGGGACAGCTATGTCACTGTCACTTTGCGGGGACGCACCAGACTACTCCGGCATGAACAAGGCCGCTGAGGCCAACGCGGAGATCGCGAAGGAGGCGCTGGATTTCTACAAGGACATCTACGCCCGCGACCTCCTGCCGGCCCAGCTCAAGCAGCAGGAGCTGGCTGATCGCCTGGTCGGCGACTACCTGGACACGTCCAGGCAGCAGAAGACCTTCGCGCAGGACCAGCGCCGCGACTACGAGACGACGTTCCGCCCCGTCGAGCAGCGCATGGTTGCCGACGCGATGGACTACGACTCGGCGGCCAACGTCCAGCGACGCTCCGGCGAGGCCGCGGCGGCGGTCAACCAGCAGTTCTCCAACGCGTCTGCGCAGGCTGCACGCCTGCAGGGCCGCTACGGGCTGAGCAGCGGCAACTTCGCCAAGATGTCCGAGGACCTCGCGCGCAGCCAGGCCCTGGCCGCTGCCGGCGCCCAGAACGTCGCGGCCAACGACACCCGCGACAAGGCCATCGCGCTGCGCGCCGGTGTAGCGAACTTCGGCCGCAACATGCCGAACACCGCCTCGAACTACTACTCGGGTGCCAACGCCTCGAACGCGGGCGCCTTCGGCACCGGCCAGCAGGCGATGCAGAACGTCGGCCAGAACGCGATGGTCGCTGGCCAGGGCTTCAACACCGCGATCCAGGGCAACCAGAGCGCGGGCAGCATCTACGGCCAGATCGCACAGATCGATGGCCAGGACAGCGGCATCTGGGGCGCGCTGGGCGGCATCGCCGGGCAGTTCGCTGGCAGTCAGGCGGGGTCGTCGCTGATCTCCAAGGGCATCATGGCGATCTCCGACGTCAACGCTAAACAGGACATCAAGCCTGTGTCCGACGAGCAGGCCCTCGAGGCCGTCAAGTCCACGCCAGTCTCGCGCTGGCAGTACAAGCAGGGCCTGGGCGACGGCGGCCGTCACGTCGGCCCGATGGCGCAAGACGTCAACCGCACGATGGGCGAGGGCGCCGCGCCTGGCGGCAAGACGATCGACCTGATCTCGATCGGCGGCATCAACATGGCGGCGACCGCCGCGCTCGCTCGCAAGGTCGACCGCCTCGAGCGCCAGCTGGAGAAGGAACAGGCATGAGCAAGCTCCTATCTTTCGCTGCCGGGTTCGGCAGCGGCTACCTCAAGGCCAAGGACAAGGAGTACGAGCGCCAACGCCAGGACAAGCTCGACCAGATGGCGGCCGACCAGCACAAGGCTGCGATGGACAACGCCGCCTACCAGGAGGAGCAGCGCAACCGAGCCCGTGACGCGCAGAAGATCGTCGACGACGCCAGCCGCGCCGGCACGGTCCAGGAGGAGACGACGCCTGTCGAGCAGCTTGAGACGGGTTGGACCGAGCCGCCCTCGCCGAAGACGGAGGCCGCCCCGAAGGTCGAGGCGCCGAAGCTCGATGGCGAGCCCAAGGTCGACCTGCCGAAGGTCGACACGACGCCGAAGATCACCGACACGCCGCCGGCCGCAACCGCGACGCCCGAGCTTGACGTGAAGGCGCCTGCCGCGCCCGACGCGCCGAAGGCTGCGCCCACGAAGACTTACTCGGTCACGACCCTCGACGGCTCGAAGAAGCTCTTCACCGGCATGAACGCTGCGGCGGATGCGAAGGCCTGGGCTGAAGCAAACCCCGTCTCGAGCTACCACCGCTACCGCAGCATGGCAGAGCGCCTGGAAGCCAAGAGCCCCGAGCTCGCGCAGATCTACCTGAACCGCGCCAGGGAGGCCGACAAGGAAGGCGCGTTCCGGGTCCTGACGATGCTCGACGCCGGCAAGCCGGAGGACGCCGCGAAGTTCTTCAACGGCACCGGCATGACGAAGCTGCCCGAGGGCGCATCGTTCAAGACCCTCACCGAGGGCGGGCGCAGCGTCCACCAGCTCGTCGGCAAAGACGGTCAGGTTCTTGTCCCGAACGTCGAGTCCTACGTCATCGACTACCTCTCTGGTGCCGATGGCCGCATCTCTGCAGCCCGCGCCCGCGCCGAGAAGATGGCCGCATACCAGGCGAAGCGGATGGAGCCGTACACGCTCAAGCCCGGCGAGAAGCGCATGGCCTACGACATCACGCAAGGGAAAGACGTCGAGGTCGCCTACGGCAGCTTGCGGCCCGGCGAAGAGATGGTGGTTGGCCCGAACGGAGAAATGGTGCTGCGCAAGATCGACAGCGGCAAGTCCGGCGGCAGTGGCGGCACCACCAAGGACGACGAGCCTCTCGGCAAGGTGCTCAAGTTCATCGCCGAGAACTCCACGTTCAAGGACATGCAGCCGACGCAAGCCGCGCGCGTGCAGACGCTGGCGCGCCAGTTCTTGGCCGAGAACCCTGGCGTCGATCCTGCGGTGGCGGCCGATGTTGCCGTCGGCTCAGTGGTCGACCCCACGCAGGTCAAGCTCAAGTTCGACCCGAAGAGCGGGCAGGTGGTCGACGCAGTCGAGTTCCGCGGCGGCAACTACATCCTCGAGCGGCGCGGCACACCGAGTGCTCCGCGCGGCGTGAAGCCCGAGCAGTTGCGGCCGATCGCCGACGAGTACCTGGCCAGCCTGCCCAAGAGCGACCGCAGCACGCTCGTGGCGGCGGCCTTCAGCCCCGAGGCTCGCCGCGACCTGAACACGACGCTTGCCGCCGGCGTGCGCACGCCGGAGCGCGTTGCCGCCTTCAAAGCCAAGACCGGCCGCGAGCCCGCCGAGGCCGACTTCCAGGCGGCATCCAAGGCGGCCATCGATGCCGCCGAGCCGGCTCTCAACCTGATCAGCCTGTACGGGTTCGGCGACGAGAAGAGCGGCGGCCGCGCGCAGGCGATTCGCACCGCGCTGGAGGGGTCGGGCTACACGGTCGCGGACGGTAAGGTCGTTCCGGCCAAGATTCCAGACAACGTGCGCCCGATCCCGGCAGCGGGTGGCATGGCTCCTCCGCCGGAGATCGCAGCGCGCATCCAGCAGAGTCGCGACCAGGCTGACATCGTGCGCTCCGCGCGTGCGCTGGATGCCCAGCGGCGCACCAAGGACGTCGAGGCGCGCAAGGCCGAGATCGCCTGGTTGACGCCCGAGGCGGCCAAGGTCCTCAAGCCCGACGAGGCTCGCAACTACTACAACAAGTACAGCGACGTCCTGAGCTCCGAAGTCCTGCGCGCGCTGCGCCGGGCCCAGTAACGCAACTGCAGCACACCCATGGCAAACAGCTTCCTCGACTCGCTCGTTGACCTTGGCATCGACTCCGCCAGCACCGCGGCCGCCGGCGCCGCCAAAGCCGCGCCCGACGCGGTCTTCAATGCGCTGCTCGGACAGGAGTCCGGCGGACGCCAGTTCGACAAGGCGGGCAAGCCGATCACGAGCAAGGCGGGCGCCATCGGCATCGCGCAGGTGATGCCCGGCACTGCGCCGGAGGCTGCGCGCCTGGCCGGCGTGGAGTTCGACGAGGTCAGGTATCGCAACGACGCCGAGTACAACAAGCTCCTGGGTCGCGCCTACTACCAGAAGCAACTCGAGGACTTCGGCGACACCGCGAAGGCACTGGCAGCCTACAACGCAGGACCCGCGGCCGTGCGCAGCGCTGTCGACCGCGCCACCAAGGCCGGCGACCCTAACGCTTGGCTGACCATGCTGCCGCGCGAGACGCGCGATTACGTGCCGTCGGTGATGGCGCGCGCCGGCAAGACGTCTGGAGGCTCCAGCACCGAGTTCTCGCCGGCCCCCAACACGCAGCTCGTGGGCGGCAACGCCAAGACGGCAGAGTCGGCCACCCTGGGCGACTACGTGAAGGAGTTCGGCGCCTCAGCCGTCGACTCCGTCGGCTCGATCGGCCAGTTCATCGGCGAAGGCATGGCCGCGGTCGCCAACTCGGCCACCGGGACCGAGCAGTACGAGGGCAAGAACCTCCTGAAGCCCGCCTCCGACGCGCTGCGCAACAGCATGACCGAGGGCGGCAAGCAGGCCCGCGAGGACGCCACCGTCAAGGGTGACGTCGCCAAGGTTTTGGAGGGCGACACCTCAAGCGTCGAGCTGCCCGACAGCGCGCAGGGGTGGGGCATGTTGCTGGTCAACGGACTGGGCTCGCTGTCGACCATGCTCATCCCTGTGGTCGGCCAGGCTGGGCGCGTGAGCAAGCTCTCCGGCGCCCTCAAGGCGGCCAAGGAGGCGGGCGACGCAGCGAAGGTCGCCCAGCTCGCCACCGAGCTCAAGAGCGCGCAGCGTGCGATGTCCGTGCTGGGCGCGAGCACCAACGCAGCCGTCACCGGCGGCGCCGCGGCGGGCGACGTGCGCGAGAGCCTGCGCGAGCAGATGAGCGGCATGACGCACGAGCAGCTGCTTGCTGAGGTTCCCGCGTACGCTGAGGCCTTCCAGGCCACCGGCGACGAGCAGGCTGCGCGCGACTCCGTCATCAACAGCTCGGCCCGCTGGGCGGGCGCGATCTCCTCGGTCGCCGGCGCCGCGGGCGGTGCGTTCAACGCCAAGGTCATCGAGGGCATCATCCTCAAGCGGGGCGTCTCCCGCGCGCTCGGCAGCGTCTCCGGGTCCCTGCCGGTGCGCACCGCGGTCGGCGCGGCAGGCGGCGCCATCATGGAAGGCGGCCAGGAGACGTCGGAGAAGGTCGGCCAGAACATCGGCGAGAACATCGGCCAGGGCAAGCCCGCGCTCGAGAACGCCACGCGCGACACGCTCGGAGACTTCATCGGTGGCGCCGCCGTCGGCAAGGCCACGGGCGGTGTGGCCGGTGCGCTGTCGAGCCCGCCGGTGAAGCCGGCCGCGCCGAAGCCTGTCCAGGACAAGGCCGCGGAGGGCAACTCGCCACTCTCGAGCGCCGCGGTGGCGGGCGTCGATGCAATGCCGCCGGTCCAGCCCCAGCCTGAGCCCGAGACTCCGGTCGACCCGATCGCCGAGCGCCTGGCCCCGCTGGAGCAGCAGATCCGCGACCTGGGCGTGCTGCGCACCCTGCGCTCCGACGAGTCGCCGTACCAGCCCAAGCAGTTCCTGAACGACCTCGCCATCGTCCGCAGCGGATCCACCGCGGCCGCGACGCGCGAGCAGGCCCTGGGCCGCATCGAGCTCGCCATCGACTGGGCCAAGGAGAACGCTCCCGAGCCGCCGGTCACGCCGGTCGTGCCGGAGCTCGGCGCCATCGAGAACGCGCTGAACGATCGCGACCTGCGCCTGCAGATGTCGGAGCCCGATCGCCGCTCGCTGGTCGAGCTGGCTGCCCAGGCTCGTGACCCGGCTATCCCGGCCGCGACGCGGGGCGATTTCGCCCGCCAGGCGTTCGAGATCATCGGCAGGTACTCTGCCCCCACCCAGGCCCCGATCGACGCTCCTGCGGCCCCTGCGCAAGCCGCAGGCCCCTCCGCTGCGCTTCTGACGCGTCCGGTCCCGCCGGCACCCACCGTGGGCACCACGCCCGAAGGTCAGGCCGCCTCCGATGCGGCCGCCGCGCGCCTGCAGGGACTCGAGACCGAGGACGGCCAGGCCGGCGATCCAGCGCCTGGCAGGATGCCTGCGCGCTCGGTGGCGCCGGCTGGCACCGCCGCGGATGCCGCTCAGCTGCGCCTGGACCAGCTCGCGCAGGAGGAATCCCTGCCGCCGGTCGACGACTTTGCGCTGCCCGCAGGACAACAAACTGTTGCGCCAGCAACAGAAGCCCCGGCAGCCGAGGCGCCCGCCGTCGAGACTCCCGCCCCATTCGAGCAGATCGCCGCGCCGCAGGTCGCCATCCCGCCGGCCGCGCCCGGCGACACCGCGCCGGCCTTCCGCCGCAAGCGCATGGCCATGCTCGGCCAGCTCGCGTCCCTGGGCTTCGATCGCGTCGAGCGCCGCGAGGACGGGTTCTTCTTCATCAACCCGACCAAGCGCCAGGAGTTCAAGCTCGACGGCATGGCCGACTCGCAGTTCGCGCGCCGGGCCGTCGCGGACTTCATCAACACCCGCGCCCAGACCGCAGCCACGAGCCCGCTGAACGACACGCCCCAGCCCACCGAGGGACAGGCCAAGGCTGGCCAGTACGCGAAGGGCGACGTCACGTTCGATGGCCTGAAGGTCGCCGTCGAGAACCCGGTCGGGTCCACCCGCTCCGGCACCGCGCCGGACGGCACGAAGTGGTCCGTCGACATGAAGGCCCACTACGGCTTCGTGCGCCGCACCGAGGGCGCCGACGGCGACCAGGTTGACGTCTACCTGCCGGAGAACGCGCGCCCGGGTTCCCCGGTGTTCGTGTTCGACCAGTACAAGGACGACGGCTCGTTCGACGAGCACAAGGTCGTGCTGGGCGTGGCCGACCAGGCGGCCGCGGAGCGCATCTACGACCAGCACTTCTCCGACGGCTCCGGCCCGCGCCGGCGCAAGGCCATGAAGGCCATGACGATGGAGGAGTTCAAGTCCTGGCTGAAGACCGATCGCACGAAGTCGCAGGCCGCCGTCGAGGACGTCGCTCGCACCGTCGCTCCGGACCTCGCGCCGGGCGTGGAGATTCTCAAGGTCGGCGGCAAGCCGCTGTTCGTCGCCGACGAGTCGAAGTTCCCCGAGCAGCCGGCGGGCGCCACCGAAGGCCGCCGCGCAATCACGAAGTCGCAGGCCAGGCTCATCCGCGGCGTGGCCGGGCTCTTCAACAAGAAGGTCGTGTTCTTCAACGGCACGAGCGACGACGGCTTCGTGCGCCCGAGCCTGCCCGACACGATCTACCTGAACGAGTCCTCGTCCGTCTCGCCGCTGGCCGTGTTCGGCCACGAGCTCGTCCACCTGATGAAGGTCGAGGCGCCTCACGCCTACCGCGCCGTCGCCGATGTCGTACGCGCCCGGGTGAGCAACGCCAAGGGGTTCCGCGACGACTACTTCGGGAAGTACGTCCTGGCCGACGAGAGCGGCAAGCAGGTGGCCTCGTTCCGCCTGGCATCCGAGGCCAACGCCGCGCTGCAGAAGCTGCCGGGCGGCAAGATCCTCGAGCAGCCCGACATCGACCTGAACGACAGCGAGCTCGAGGAGCTCGTGAGCGACCTCAACGGCGACCAGATGCGCAGCGGCAACTTCTGGTCCGACGTCTTCACGAGGATCCAGCAGGACGCCGGACCGAAGGCGCCGTCGGTGATCGCCAAGGTCGTTGCCACGGTGCAGGAGATGCTCAATCGCCTGACCGAGATGTTCCAGGGTCAGCGCGGGTTCAACGCTGAGCGCTTCGTGCGCGACACCGACGCGATCCGCGGCGCGCTGCGTGACGGCATGGCGCGCTACATGAAGCAGACGAACACCTCCAGCACCAAGCTGGCGGCGGACGTCCAGCGCGCCAAGGCCGAGATCAAGAAGTCGACCATGCGCGCCGAGGCGCCCGACGTCTTCCGCAAGATCATGGAGCGCGCCGGGTACGACGCCATCGCGCGCACCAACGAGAACCTGCGCGACGCCGGCAAGTACCGCGAGATCGCGGTGCTCTCGCCGACCCAAGTCAAGTCCGCCATCGGCAACAACGGTCAGTTCGATCCCGCCAACCCGGACATCAGGAAGTCGACTGAGCGCGCCGAGGCGCCGTCGCCGGAGTTCGGCATCCACTTCAGCCGCCAGCCGCGCGCCGCGCTGAATGGCGCCTTCTACGGCCAGGGCCTCAAGGGCCTAGAGGCCGAGCGCCTGCGCGAGACGACCGACGGCCGCCTTAAGAGCCGCGTCTACTTCTACATCGACGAGGGTCAGGGCGTGCGACCGGAGGCTGGCGTCGGTGGCGTGGCGCACCAGGTCAAGCTGCCCAAGCTCTACGATGCCAAGGCTGACCCGCTGAAGCTCTGGAACGGCGCCGACATCAACGGCACCGAGTCGGCCATCCTCGACGCCGGCTTCGACGGCTACTGGGTGAAGAACCACCCGACCGGCCAGGGCATCGGCGTGGTGATCGGCAAGGCCTCGACCAACATGCCGGCCGAGACCGTCCCGACGCCGGCCGTCCCGGTGCCGCCGAAGGCCGTACCCCAGGACTTGAAGCGCGGCCTGATGAGCGCCGAGATGCAGCGCGTCGACGTCACGTCGATCCCTGGCGCGCGCCTGCGCTCGGGCACGCTGATCGTCCCCGAGACGAGCCGCGACCAGGCCAACGCCGAGATGGAGCGCATCGGCTCATCGATCCGCTTCAGCCCGGTGCGCGGCGAGGACGTGCAGCGCGCGGCCAGCGAGTACGCGCAGGTCGAGGCCCAGTACCGCAACACCGACCAGTGGATGAAGGCGCCCAACGGCCAGCCCACGAAGCTCAGCGAGCGGCAGTGGGTGCAGGTGCGCACACCCTCGTTCAAGCAGTGGTTCGGCGACTGGGAGAAGTTCGCCGGCGTGGAGGGCGGCGTCTGGAGCGACGCGCGCGGCGAGGTCTCGAAGGCTGTCGACGAGAATGGCGAGCCGCTGGTGGTCTACCACGGCACCGAGACCGGGGGCTTTGCGGAGTTCAAGCGGCCCACCGGTGATCGGCGCGGCGAGCTGGGCATCTTCGCCAGCGCCGACTACGGCATGGCGCGCAGCTACGCGCGCCGCGGCCGGGCCAAGGACTTCACTGCCGAAGACCTCGAGAACTACGAGGAGGGCGGCCGCAACGTCGGCATCTACGCGCTGTTCGTCAATCTCCGCAACCCGTCCGAGGAGGACTTCGATGGCGCAAACTGGAGCGGGTCCCGCGAGCACCAGAACATCGTCCTGGATGCGAACGGCGAGCATTACTACGCCGAGGACGGCCGCGGGCACTTCGAGACCGACGAGGCCACAAAAATCGCCGACGAGATCGGCGGGACGGTGGAGGCGCCCGACGACCACTACACGACCACCGACGGCGTGGTGCGTGAGGCTCGGCGCTACAACAACGACGGCGCCATCATCCGCAGCGTCATCGACGACGGCGGCGGCCCGGGGTACTCCGGCCTGCCTGGCAACGTGTTCGTCGCGTTCGACCCGAACCAGGTCAAGAGCGCCGACTTCAACGGCGGCACCTTCAGCGTCTCGAGCGACGACATCCGCCTGAGCGTTGATCGCAGCGCAGCCGACGAGAACCGCATGTCGGTCGTGGTCGGCGGCAAGCCGGGCGAGTTCGGCTGGAACTTCACGCGCAACGACCTGACGCCGCCGCCCATCCAGGCGCCGGCCGTGTTCGGGCCGCGGCTCGAGAAGATCGGCCCGGCGGTCCAGAAGATCCTGTCGTCGAAGAAGTTCGCTGAGCTCGCGGACTCGGCGCTCGGCATCAAGGGCCTGCGGGTCGTGCCGATCCAGGGCTCTTGGCTGGGCAACCCCGAGCCGAGCTACGCTCTGGTCGCCGACTCGATGACCTACGACCAGGCCACCCAGCTGTCGAAGCTGCTGGGCTTCGCGTTCGCCCAGGACGCGACGGTCGTCTACAAGCCGAGCCCGGAGGACGACATGGCCGGCACGCCGGCGGCCTACGTCGGCAACGACACCAAGCTGACGAAGAAGCAGCTCGACAAGGTGATCGAGGCGGCGCGCGCAGCGGGCCTCGACTACAGCACCACGCAGGACGGCCGAGCCGTCAAGTTCCTGTACTTCGGGCCGGGGGAGCAGTACCTCGATTTCATCGACCAGGTATGGGACATCCAGCAATCCGCAGGTCTAAAATACAGCGACCTGTTCTTCGTCCGGAGCGACCTCAATGAAGCCAACACGTATGTCCAGGCAGGAGATGGAAGCGGCAGCCCGGCAGCGTGGCTTTCGGATCGCGAGCCCGGACCATCCAGTCTATTCCGAAGGGCCGTCGATGCTCTTGTTGTCCCGTACGCAAAGGCAGTCGGAGCCGAGGGTTATCGATTTGCCGTACAGCGATTCGCCGACAAGTTCGGACTCTCCGACGCCCAGCGAGAGCTGATCCGCGACGCGCTGATCCCGAGGAGTGGGCGCAGCAAGTCCACCGTCTCAATCGCGTCGGGCGAAGAGAAGCTCGACATCACGCCGACCGGAGCCAACGGCAAGGTCACCGTCAGCGACATCCTCTGGGCCCTGCAAAACAGGTCCGCCCAGGCTGGCCTGATCGAACCCGGCGACTACTCTGAGCGCGCCAAGAAGGTCATTGCCGAGGCCATCGCCGAGGAGGTCATCTTCCACCTCCAGAGCCCGCGCGGCGGCAAGTCCGCGATCGGCTGGTACGACCGCGCGCTGAAGGCGGCGAAGAAGGACTACCAGTCGATCTTCCCCGAGCTCGCGACGGACCCCGATGCCGAGATGCTGTTCGATGCCATCTGGGGCATCACCAGCCAGGGCAACGACGTCTTCAGCAACTCAGTGTACGGGGCCCGCGTCTACAACCTGGTGCGCAACGGCCAGATGACTCTGCCCAACGCGGTGCGCATCCTGCGCGGCACGTTTGGCGGCGAGACGCGCGCCATCGAGAACAACCTGCTGAAGCTGCACGACCTGATCAACCGCAACGGCTACGACGCCATGCGGAGGTTCTTCAACACGAAGGGCCGAGTCGGCGACATCAACAAGCGCCTGCGCGAGGACAAGACCCTGTACTACAGCGGCTCGCCGCTGCAGGTCGAAGGCAAGTCCGACCAGATCGTCACCGGGTGGATGGTGTTCGGGCCGAAGATCGGCTCGTTCATCAACAACCTGCATGGCGACTACAGCACGCTCACCGCGGACCTGTGGTTCTCGCGCTCGTGGAACCGCATCCTGGGCTACTCGTTCGTGCATGCGCCGGCTCTCGAGGCCGACCAGTACCAGAAGTTCATCTCCGCCCTGGTGGCCGAGTACAACCACGTCAACGGGACCCTCGTGGGCCCGGTGCAACCGAAGTCCGTCCGCGGCGATGCGGCCGTCATGCCGGAGTTCGGGCCCGACCTGGAGGGCATGACGCGGGAGCAGATCGAGGAGATCCTCGACAACCCGTACAAGGCCCTGGAGTTCGCCGCCAAGCTCGAAGAGGACTTCCGCAAGGGCGGCTACAAGCTCAAGTCCGACATGCGCCGCGCGGGCAAGGTGTGGGTCGAGGGGCGCGAGGGCGCCGTCGCTGCGCCGCGCACCGACCTCGAGCGCTCGTTCCAGCAGGACACCGCCGAGGCCGCGCAGAAGATCATCCGTCGCAAGACCGGCCAGACGATCACCATCGCCGACATCCAGGCCGCGCTGTGGTTCTATGAGAAGGACGACCTGTTCGGCCCGCTGGGCGGCACGAACAAGAAGTCCGAGGGTGCCGACTACGCCGGCGCGGCAGACCAGCTGCTGCTGACGTTCAAGCGCGGCAACCTGTACCTCAACAAGACCGACAACGTCTACGTCTTCGGCAACCGCGGCTCGTACCTGCCCGGGTTCGATCCGGCCGCAGTGAATGACGCCGCCGCGCTCCAGGCCGACTACGATGCGGCGCCTGTCGCCGGAGCCTCCTTCAACCTGGAGGACGACGGAGCCGACATCGCGATCACGGGCACCAAGAACCTCGAGGCCGACCCGCAGCTCTTCCGCACGACGGTGCGCCGCGTGGCGGACCTCGCAAGGGCCCGCGGGGTGCGCCTCCTCATCGAGCCGAAGACACCGCGCAACTGGAAGGCGCGCGCTCGGATCGAGCAGGTCCTGACGGGCCTCGGGTTCGGACCCGACGTGGACGGCGTGTGGAGCTCGGATGCTGGCTCAGCCGCCGCCTCTGGCATCCAGCCGCGCTCGGTCGTCGATGACGACGGCGACATCCCGGGCGCGAAGTACGCGGAGTTCGACGACGAGGCCCACATCCGCTACGGCCGCGACAAGAACGGCAACATCCGCATCCAGGCGATCACGTCCTCCAAGGCTGTGCGCGGCCGCGACATGCTGCGCTGGCTGCAGGAGGAGTACCTCAGCGACGTGCTGGTCGACGAGGTCACCGAGCCGGCTGCGGCGTTCTTCGACCGCATGCAGGACGAAGGCCTGATCGGCGGGTGGAGCGAGAAGCGCTTCCGCGGCAAGTACATCCCGGTCTCCGAGGCCGGCACCACCGCGGGCCCGGAGGGCGACATCAAGTTCAGCCCGCGCCGCGGCGAGCCGCCGAAGAAGACCGTCAAGGCCTACAAGCTCTTCCGCGTCGACGCGAAGAAGCCGGGCCAGCTGTTCCCGTTGTTCGTCAGCGCCAACGAGCCCGTCAAGATGGGCGCGTGGCTGGACGCCGAGGTCGGCCAGCAGGCTGAGCCGACCAAGACCGGCAAGCCGCAGGTCAAGTCGAAGCTGGGGCCCCTGGCTCTGCGCCCCGGCTGGCACGCGGGCGACCTGCCGATCGCCACGCACATCGGCAGCAACCCGGCGCCGCGCTTCGACGAGGAGTCGGGCAAGGTCAAGACGCTGCCCTCGGTGCGGCCAGCCAACCAGGTGTGGGCCGAGATCGAGATGGCCGCCGACCGCGACTGGCAGGCCGAGGCCGAGAAGCGGGCCGTCCCGTACAAGATCACCAACCCCGCAACGGGCGCGGTGAAGGGCCAGCCGAATCCGGCTACGGCGCACATCACCGACCAGGTCCCGGTCGACGGCTTCTACCGCTACAAGACCAACCCGAACATGACGGGCAACTGGCTGATCGGCGGGTCGATGAAGGTCACGCGCGTCCTGTCTGATGACGAGGTCGCGGCGATCAACAAGGCGGCCGGCGTCGCCGACCTGCCGCGCGCGCAGCCGTTCGACGCCAAGAAGTACGGCTTCGACACCAAGGCCAGCCCGGCGCGCGACGTCACCGGCACCGAGGAGTTCCGGCGCTGGTTCGGCGAGTCGGTGATGACAGAGAACGGCGAGCCCGGCGGCAAGCCGCTGGTCCTGTACCACGGAGGCTTCGACTTCGCAAGCGCGTCCGAAGGTAAGTCTGTGCCGAAGGTCGGCAGCCGCGGCGCGCTGGGCGTCGGCTTCTACATGACGCCGGACCTGGAGATCGCAGAGGACTACGCCAACGTCGGATCCACGCAAGGCGGCAAGGTCAACAAGCTCTACGCTCGTGTCACCCGCCCGCTCGAGATCGGCAAGGACGGCAAGGACGCGTACGACCCTGCCGTCGACGCTCTTGTGCAGTTGGGCGTGGCGCGCGAAAAGGCTCAGCGCATGGCCGAGAACGCGTACGAGAAGTACGGCTACCTCGGCAGCGAGATCAAGAAGCGCGCGATCGAGCAAGGCTACGACGGGATCGCGAAGTACAACAACGGCAAGCTGACCGAGGTCGTTGTCTGGAGCGCGCCGCAGATCAAGAGCGCGACCGACAACAATGGCAGGTTCTCCTGGAACCCCGACATCCGCCGCAGCCCCGAGCGCGACCAGAACTTCACGGCGTGGACCGGCGGGCACACAGTCGTGCCGGCGGAAGTGGCCTCGCTCTACAAGTTCGAGACGGGCTCTCCCGTGGTCGTCGAGGGCTTCCACGGCACGAAGCGCGACTTCGACCGCGTCGACACCGCGATCTCCAGCGCGGGCTACTTCCTGAGCAGCAAGCCGCTCGTCGCCGACGAATACGCTGGCGTGTACGAGGAGGCCCGCAACAAGGCCCTGCAGCCTGGCGGCAACGTGCAGCGCCAGTACGTGCGCATGGACAACCCGCTCGTGATCAACGCGCGCGGCGCCTCGTTCAACCGCATCGACACGCGCGGCGTGCCGGGCTACGGGCTGCCCATGTCGAACACCGACATGATCAACCAGTGGGCCAAGCAGCAGGGATACGACGGCATCATCTACAAGGACCTGCGCGACTCGATCTCGCGCCCGGACGGTCGCGGAGCGACGCCGTCAAACGTCTACGTGTCGTTCAAGCCGACGTACGTCAAGAGTGCGATCGGCAACTCTGGCGCGTTCAGCCTCGACAACGAGAGCTTCCTGCGCAGCCCCGAGCGCTCGCCGCTTGGCTACGTCAGCGCTCTGGCCCGCGGCATCGATGCCATGCAGACCAAGCAGGCTCCGGCTGGCGCCTGGAAGGCCCAGATCAAGGGCCTGATCAACAAGGGCATCGCCAAGGCCGAAGAGATCGAGTGGTCCGGCATCAACGACTGGCTCGACCTGCAGCAGGGCAAGGTGAGCAAGGAGGCCGTGGCCGAGTACCTGGAGCGCGGTGGCGTGCAGGTCGAGGAGGTGGTGCTGGGCGGGCCGCGCGGCTTGCCAGAGATTCTCAGCCGGCACTTCGAGAACTCGTCACGCAGGCAGCCGACAACCACCGATGGGTGGATCGCGGAGGCTGAGCGCGAGGAGCGCATCGCTCGCCAGTTCCGGGCGAGGGGCGATACGGAGCGCGCCAATCGCATGTTCTCCATCGCGGAGGCGATGAACGAGTACGCGGAGCAGGGCGAGACGGGTGCTCTCGGCACCAAGTACAGCCAATACACCCTCCCCGGCGGCGAGAACTACCGCGAGGTGCTGCTGACGTTGCCCGTTAAGCGGGATGAGCGCGAGATTGGGCGCGAAGAAGCAATCAAGCTGTCGGCCGACGAGAGCCGATTTGTCTACGCTCGCTACCCGCTTGACGATGGAGATATCGAAACGGAGCGCATGCTCAGCCCAGGAGAGTTCGACGGAGTGACACCGTCAGCTCGATTCTACGAGATGCCCGGCGGCATCGACAGCGCGCAGGAAGGCGCTTACCGTTCCACCCACTGGGACCAGCCCAACGTCCTCGCTCACATCCGCGTCAACGACCGCACCGATGCCGACGGCAAGCGCGTGCTGTTCGTCGAGGAGCTGCAGAGCGACTGGGGGCAGGAGGGGAAGAAGAAGGGGTTTGCCAGCGAGTCTGACGTCAAGCCCGTGTCCCGAAAGGAATACGACGCCTTTGCGGACAAGCTGCTGGACGACTACATCGAGCAGCGCGTGCAGGCCGGGGAGAGCCGAGAGGAGGCTGGGCGTCGCGGCATCAACATGCCGTTTCCGCAAATGGCGCAGGAGCTTGGCCGCGGCGATGAGTACGCGCGCATGCGCGCAGGGCGCGACCTTGACATGGAGGGCGGCAGCGACAAGATCCCCGCTGCCCCCTTCGTCACCAAGACCGAAGGCTGGCTCAACCTTGCCCTCAAGCGCGTGATGGTCATGGCCGCAGAGGGCGGCTACGACCGCGTGGCGTTCGTCAACGGAGAGCAGTCTGCGGATCGGTATGACCTGAGCCAGCAACTCGACGAAGTTCTGTACGACCGCAAGAGCGCAGGCGGCGGAGTGATCATTGGCCGCAAAGACGGATCCAACGCCGTCACGCGTGACGTTGCGTCCGACGATGACGTCGCGGACGTTGTGGGTAAAGAGCTGGCGCAACGTCTGATTGACGCGCCGAAAAACGAATACGGCATGCACCGCATCGCCGGTCTCGACCTCAAGGTCGGCGGCGAAGGCATGAAGACCTTCTACGACACCATCGTGCCCACGGCGCTGAAGAAGCTGCTGCCGAAGGTGGGTGGTGGTCAGATGAGCGAGGTGCGAGTCGGCATCTCGACTGACACCGCTGGCTACGATCCATCCAACGTGTGGATCATGGATGAGCGTGACAGCGGTTTGATGGCGTACCGCACCAGGGCTGAGGCCGAGCGGATGCTGCCGAGCATTCAAGGCATGTACCCGCAGAAAAAGCTGCGGATTGTCGAGTCAAACCCGGACACGTCACTGCGCGCCCAACCCGGCTTCGACGTCACCGACGCCATGCGCGAGAAGGTCGCCGAAGGCCTGCCGCTGTTCAGCCGCGAGCGCGTCACCGACACGCCTGAGTTCAAGGCGTGGTTCGGGGACTCGAAGGTGGTGGATGCCGACGGCAAGCCGCTGGTGGTGTATCACGGGACAAGCGGTGATTTTTCGGTGTTCGACTTCGACCGCGTTCGGCGCGCCGACGAGCTTGGAGTATTCACCAGCGCCTCGCCGGATGTGGCCAGCAGCTACGGCGAGGGCGGCTCTGTCATGCCGCTGTACTTGGCCATCCGCAAGCCATACTTCATGGACAACGACGAGCGGATGATGATCCAGGTCTTTGGGTCCGAGTATGACGAAGAGGGCACCACTGGCTTCGTGAATGGCCTGAAGAAATCTGGATACGACGGTATCTATGTTCCCGGAGACCCAAACGGCGACACCGAAGAAGAGCAGAACGATCAGTGGATCGCCTTCTACCCCGAGCAGATCAAGTCCGCCATCGGCAACCGCGGCACCTTCGATCCTGCTGATCCAGACATCCGCCGCAGCACGGGCCGCACTGCCACCGGCGCCGTGTGGGATTCGCCCAGCGCGTCGAAGTGGGACGACTTCGTCTACAAGGCTCAGGACAAACTTGTCGACGTCAAGCGCGTCGTCGAGTCGCTGCGTGAAGCCTCCGGCGCCATCGCCGATGACCTGAACGTCTACCTCCAGGAGGAGCTCTACCACGGCCGCGCTGCGAAGCGCACCGAGGACTTCGTGAACATGGAGCTCACGCCGCTGCTGGAGCAGCTCTCGAAGGATGGCCTGAGCATGGCCGACCTCGAGGAGTTCCTGCACGCGCGGCACGCCAAGGAAGCGAACGAGGCGATCGCCAAGCGCAACCCGGGCAACCCTGACTTCCAGGACGGCGGCTCCGGCATGGAAACCGGCGAGGCGCAGAACTACCTGGCGACGCTGCCGGCGGACCTGCGCACCAAGCTCGAGGCCGCCGCGGCCAAGGTGGACGGCATCATCGAGCAGACCCGCCAGCTGTACGTCGACTACGAGCTCGAGTCGCAGGCCACGGTCGACGGCTGGAAGAATGCCTACCAGCACTACATCCCGCTGATGCGCGAGGACAAGGACGGCAGCCCTGGGCTGGGTCAAGGCTTCAGCATCAAGGGTCGCGAGGTGAAGGGTCGCACTGGCTCGAAGCGCAAGGTCGTCGACATCCTGGCCAACGTCGCGATCCAGCGCGAGAAGGCGATCGTCCGCGGCGAAAAGAACCGCGTCTCGCAGGCCCTGATCGGCCTGGCCCAGTCGAACCCGAACCCGGACTTCTGGACCGTCGACCAGGTGCCCACCGAGCGCGTCTTCGACCCGGCCACGGGCCTGGTGAAGGACCAGCCGGACCCGCTGTACAAGAGCCGCGCTAACGCGGTCGTGGCGAAGATCGCTGACGCCAACGGCGTGGTGCGCGAGCACGCAGTGGTCTTCAACGAGGACGACCCGCGCGCGCTGCGGATGGCTGGAGCTTTGAAGAACCTGGACGCCGGCGACCTCGAGGGCCTGCTGGGTGTCTCGGCCAAGATCAGCCGCTACTTCGCCAGCGTGAACACGCAGTGGAACCCGGTGTTCGGCGTGGTCAACCTGGTGCGCGACGTGCAGAGCGCGGTGCTGAACCTGTCGTCGACGCCGCTCAAGGACGTCGACAAGCGCAAGTTCGGCCTCGACACGCTGTCGGCCCTGCGCGGCGTCTACGCTGACGCACGCGCCGCCCGCAAGGGTCGGAACCCGGGCTCGCAGTGGGCGCGCCTGTGGGATGAGTTCCAGGAGGTCGGCGGGCAGACCGGCTACCGCGAGCTCTTCCGCACGAGCTCCGATCGCGCCAAGGCCATCGAGAAGGCCCTGAACCCTGACGCGTGGATGGACTCGGGCCTGGGCAAGATCTTCACCGCCGGCGGCGCGCTGAAGGTCCCGCTGTCGGTGGCGATGAAGGGTGCTCGCTGGCTCTTCGACTGGATCGGCGACTACAACCTGGCGTTCGAGAACGGCGTGCGTCTGGCGGCCTACAAGGCAGGCCTCGACAAGGGCCTCTCGAAGGAGCAGGCCGCGAGCGTCGCCAAGAACCTGACGGTGAACTTCAACCGCAAGGGCCAGGTAAGCCAGCAGGCCGGCGCGCTGTACGCGTTCTTCAACGCGAGCGTCCAGGGCACGGCGCGGATGGGCCAGACGCTCTTCACGATGGAGCCCGGCAAGCCCAAGACGCTGCGCCTGAGCGCCGCCGGCAAGAAGATCGTCTACGGCGGCATGATGCTTGGGTCGATGCAGGCGCTGGCGCTGGCTGCGGCCGGCTTCAACGACGACGATCCGCCGGAGTTCGTGCGCGAGCGCAGCCTGATCATCCCGGTCGGCGGCGGCAAGTACGTCACGATCCCGATGCCGCTGGGCTTCCACGTCCTGCCGGGCATCGGCCGGGTGGCTACCGAGTTCGCGCTGTCTGGGTTCAAGGACCCGCACAAGCGAGCCCTGTCGCTGGCCTCACTGTTCGCCGAGACGTTCAACCCGATCGGCAACGCAGGCCTGTCGATGCAGACCCTGGCGCCTACGGCTCTCGACCCGCTGGTGGCGCTCGCCGAGAACCGCGACTGGACCGGTCGCCCGATCGCTCGCGAGTCGAGCAACAAGGCGATCCCCGGATCGGCGCTCGGCCGTGACACGGCGACGAGCCTGGCCAAGACGGTGTCGGAGGCCGTCAACACGCTGTCTGGCGGCAACAAGTACGTGGCCGGCGTGTTCAGCCCCACGCCCGACCAGATCGACTACCTGATCGGCCAGCTCACGGGCGGCGTCGGTCGGGAGCTGTCGAAGGTCGAGCAGACGGTGCTGTCGACCGCGCGCGGCGAGGCGCTGCCGACGTACAAGGTGCCGCTGCTGGGCCGCTTCGTCGGCGACACGAAGAGCCAGGCCTCCGAGGGCACGGCCTTCTACGCCAACACCGACCGCCTCAACGAGCTCGAGACCGAGATCAAGGGGCTGCAGAAGGACGGCAAGAACGCCGAGGCCAACGCGCTCCGTCGCGAGCGCAGCGAGGCCTACCTGATCACCGCGGCCAGCCGGGCGGAGCGCCAGATCCAGCGCCTGCGCTTGGACAAGCGCGAGCTGATCAAGCAGGGCGCGCCGCGCGAGCAGGTGAAGGCGATCGAGGACCGCATCACCGAGACGATGGCGCGGCTCAACAGGCAGATGGAGGCGCTACAGCAGCGACAGTAGCGCGTAGAGCGTGGAGCCGGCAGCCATCAAGGCCATGCCGGCCCACGCCATCGCCAGGAGCAGCTTGACCACGTCGTCGTGCATGAGGGCCGCCGCGAGTCCGAAGCCGACGACGATCAGTGTGACGAAGAACATCGCCAATGCTACGGTGTCGGCATCCCGTCGCACCGAGGCAGGGTAGCAGTTTGGAGTTCAGGTCTCTACTGGGCTTCCATTGGAGTTCCGCCTGGAAAAATCCCTTGCAGATCAGCGCAGATCGACTGACACCCTCTCCGCCATCCCCCCGTTCGCGCTCGTCCGTGCGCGTCCGGGGCCAAGCCTAAGACCCTGATTTCCCTCGCAAAGGCGTCCGCCCGCGTTCGCCGCTGTTCGCCCGTATCCGCCGCGGATGGAGTTCCAGTGGAGTTCCAGACGCCCCGTGGAATACCATGTCCGCAAAGCCAACTGAGGTGACGGGCGATGGCGATGCACCTGCTGACCGACCGCGAGCTCAAGAGCCGGATCAAGGCCGCCCTCGAGGAGGCGAAGACGCGCAACCAGCGCATCGGCATCAACGACGGCGGCAACATGCTGCTGATCGTGCGCCCCAGCGGCGGGGCTTCCTGGACCTACCGCTACCGACTCGGCAAGCGCAACTCCTACTTCCTCGGCGAGTGGCCGCAGACCACCCTGCAGCGGGCCCGCCAGAAGGCCCAGGAAGCGCGCGAGAAGGTCGAGCAAGGGGTAGACCCCACCAAGGAGCGGATCGCGCTCCGTAGGGCCCAGCCAAGGCCTGCGCCGGCCCCTCCCGTGGAGCGTGACGCCGTCGAGGGCACCGTGCTCGACCTCTACAACACCTGGATCCGCCGGCAGCGCTTCGCCGTGACCTACCGCAGCGTCATCAACAACTCGATGGAGAAGGACGTCTTCCCGGCGATCGGCTCGAAGCAGATCACCGAGGTGCAGCGCGCCGACATCCTGGCCATCCTGCGCGGCATCGAGGCCCGCGGCGCCCACACGATGGTGCGCCGTGTGCGCATGTGGCTCGCCCAGATGTGGGAGCACGCCATGAATGAGGACGTGCCGCGCGTGCAGACGAGCCCAGTCCCCTTCGGGCAGCTCAAGACGTTCATGCGCCCGCGCAAGCGCAACCTGCCGGCGGTGACGACCAAGGCTGAGGCGATCGAGCTGATGCGCGCCGTGCGCGGCTACGACCAGTACGGAGTGCGCACGATGATGGTGTTCTCAGCCCACGTCTTCCAGCGCCCTGCGGAGGTCCGCCTTGCGACCTGGGACCAGTTCGACTTCGAGCTCAACCGGTGGACCGTGCCGGTGGAGGCACTCAAGCAGCGCCGCTCGCACCTGGTGCCGCTGTCGCCGTTCGTGGTGGACCTGCTCAAGCGCCACCAGGGCGTGGTCGGCCGCAAGGGCTACGTGTTCCCGGGGCGCGACCCGGGCGAGCCGTACTCCGACCAGGCCGTCTCCCAGGCCCTGGACCGGCTCGGGTATGCGGGGCTGCACTGCCACCACGGGTTCCGCGCCATGGCCCGCACGATCCTCGAGGAGGTCCTGCTCGTCGACTATCGCTACGTCGAGAAGCAGCTCTCGCACGAGCTCGACAAGGACTACGACGGCGCCTACAACCGGGCCGAGTTCCTGGCCGAGCGCATCGCGATGATGGAGCAGTGGTCGACCTGGCTCGAGACGGTGGCCGCCGGCAGCAAGCCGATGCCGCCGCCGAAGCCTAGACCCGCACCACGTAAGCCTCGTTCGCGCCAAGGTCGCATCCAGGCTCCCACGGGCCCGGGCACTGCGCCGCAGGCCTAGCTGCGCACATGCACATGGGCTCGGCCGTCGACTTCGCGACGAAGTCCTCGCAACGCCGCTTCCATCCCCAGTCGCCATGGAAGGCCTGGGCCCAGGTGTCCGGGCAGTAGAACCGGGGCCGGTGGCCCGCCTCGCATACGTTGCGCAGCTTCGCGTTGTAGTGCGCGCAGGTGTCGCAGAAGTTCGACTTCTTGGTCATCACGCCCTCGGTGTGCAGGTGTGGATGCCGTCGGCGCTGAGTCGCTTGCCGCAGCGTGGGCATGCTTGTGGCGCGTCGCTTGGCCTTGATCGCGGGTCCATGCCTCCGTCGCTCACGATGTCGCTGTACTTGTTCCCCCAACTGGCTTCGGGAACATCCCGCTGCTCGTCGCGGTATAGCTCCATTGGCAGACGACGCTCGGCCTGCTCCTGCTGCGCCAGCGCGGCGCGGAGGGCGGTGATGGCGTCGTGCAAAGGGGTGTGGTTCTGCGCCACTGCGTTGAGGTCGGATGCCCACTCCAGAGCCTCCAGCGCCTGCTGGGCGGCCTCGCGTAGTTTTGTCATTTATCCTCCGCTTTGGTTATTTGATGAATGATCCAGGCCGCTAGGGCAGCAGAAGCCGTGATGATCAGCATTGCAGCGGATAAGGCAAGGAAGTTGGCAAAAGCTGCGGTCACGTGTTCTTCTCCTTCAGTTTGGCTTCGATGGCACGGGCGCTGGCGCGGTGCGCTGCGTAGATCGGCTTGTGGTTATTTGCGGCCCACTGCGCATCTGTCACTGAGTCGATTTCCTCATCCGTCAGCGACACCCACTCGCGGCGGGGTGGGGCGGCGAACAAAGGCTGCGGCGTGTTGGCGGGCGGCAGCAGCGCGGATGGGATGGACTCGTAGTGGCTCCAGTACGACTTGCCAATGCGCCACGCCACCGGCTCCTGCTCCGGCTGTGCCAGCGCGACGCGGAGGGCGGCAATCGCGTCTTCCACGTCGCCGATCGGGATCGCCCCACGGACTTGCGGCTGCACGCGCTCCAGTGCCGCCAAAGCTTGATGGGCGGCGGTGCGTAGGTCAGTCATGGTTGCGTCCGAAATAGAGGGGGCGCACGTTGGCGTGCTTTTTTGCTTCAGACTCATCGCGGGTGAACCAGTCTTTCACGACCTGACCGTCTATCTGTAAGTCGTACAGCCACCCAGCAGGCTTCTGGGTCGGGCGGTTGCTCCGCATCGTCCCGCAGTGCTTGCAGATGTGGATGCTGCTCCTGAAGTCGAGTTCGTATTCGTGGTTGCATTCGTTCATTGGTTTCTCCTGCTCCTGCTGCACCAACGCGGCGCGGAGGTCATCGATCTCCTCCTGCATGCGCTGCTGGATCATCGAGTGCGACACCATGCCGCTCTGGTGAGCCGGATGCTCCTCGCAGCGCTGCACCCAGGTCTTGATCTGGTTTGCGATGCAGTGCATGTTGTGGTCACCACTCATCTCGCTTCTCCTTGCGCTTGCTCGATGGCGCGCGCGAATGCCTTGATGCCGTTCGGGCTGCTTTGCTCGGCCACCGACTCGTCCAGATGCCTGGCGGCAAGCGTGCGGATCTCCTCCGAGGTCAGCTGACCGGCGGCCAGCTCGGCCACAATGCGGCGTGCCATCCAACCCTCCCAGTGCATGCCTGGCGGCGGCTCCTCGCAGTCGCACAGCATTCGATACACAAGCTGAACGCTCGGGTCGTCCCAGCCCGCAGCAGGTCGGCCCGCCTCTTCCAGGCCGATCGAGCACACCGCACACAACCTGGCGCGCTCGCATGTCTCCGCGCATTGGTTGCGCGGCTCAGGCTGCGCCAGAGCGTCCTCCAGCGCCGCAACGGTTGAGACCGCGTGCGGCTCTGGGTTCAGCATGCTCAGCCTCTTGAGCAGGCTCAGGGCCTGCTGGGCGGCATCACGCAGCTTCACGCCGCGCTCTCATTGGGGCGCCACGAGAACACCGAGGCGCCGCTGACTTCTTCACGCCAGATCTGATTGCGCCGGATCTTGATGACGTGCGACTCGTGGAGGCCCGAGAGGTCACACGCCTCTCGAACAGTCTCGGCTGCGCGGATGCTGCGGACGACGTTGATGTCGATCCTCGACCGTGAGCGCGCAGACTGCGTCATGCGGGCAACGTGGTCAGGCGAGCCGAGACGGCCGGACTTGACGCCGGCTTCGGCGATGCCCTTGTGGTCGAGCAGCTTGACGTGGTGCGGGTTCACGCACCGCATGTTCCCGCAGCCCGCGCAGACGAACAGCTTCTTCGAGACCGGGCGACGCGTGTGCTCGTAGAGGTAGCGACGCACCGAGACCTTCTGCCCGTTGAGGATGAAGCTCGGCCGCGTGTTGACGGCGCCGGTCCAGATCAGGCAGTCGCCGTCCTCGTCGCAGCGCGAGCGCAGGTGCTCGATGATCTCGGCCACGCCGGCGCCCTTGCGCAGCGGCGGCACCTTCTTGTTCATGCCGCTCATGCAGCCTCCTGCGCGGGTTCCTTGTAGTCGAACATGTAGCACAGGGCGTTGACCGCCTCGACCATCGACAGCGTCTGCACTGACGCCTCGTGGCGCCACAGGTCGTCGCCGTCATCGGGTGCCGCTTCAGCTCCGACGTACCAGATCGACTTGAAGTTGAAGCCCGCGGTCAGCTTGAACGATGCCGCGCCGTAACCCAGGCGGATGGCGTCCACGCGCATGCCCTCCTTGAGCGCGTCCTTCAGGCCGCGGACAGAGACCTCGGAGTGGCCGGCGTCGACGTCGCGCAGCTGGTACGTGACCTTGCCCTGCGACCCGTTGAGCCAGATCTCGCCAGAGAGCTCGAAGTCGGCGAAGGCCTCGCTTGGCGCGCCGCTCTCCGCATCGACAAGGTACTGGTTGAGACGCGTCGTCAGGCCGCCCTTCACGTCGGAGATGTTGATCGTCTCGGTCTTGGCTGCGCCGACTGCGTTCACCAGCAGGTTCGTCACGCGGTTGGCCAGGTTCTGGCTGGCCACGGGCACGAAGAGCAGGCGCGACTCGGCGTGGTAGAACGACACGATCGTCTGGCTGGCGACGTGCGAAGTCCGGACAAGGTCGGCGACCACCTGCTCGCGGATGATCCTCTTCTCGGCCTTGCTGAGGTGCGCACGACCACTCTGTTCGAGTTGCGTCTTGACCTGCTTCTTGACCTCCTCGGAGACCACCTTGGCCGGCAGCACCTTCTTGTCGACGCGCACGGCGAACGCGACGCCGCCGGGGAACGACTCGGTCAGGCCGAGCTCCTCGGGCCAGCATTCGCCTTCTCGCACCGGCACGAAGCCGGCGTTCTCGGCCTCGGTCAGCCGGATCTCTCGGTGCGGAATCTCGGCGAGGTGCTTTGCCAGTGCCTCCCGACCTGGCAGGTTGATGCGGTACACGCGGGCGTTTTTGATGAGGTTCATGGACGTTGGTCTTTCGTGCGCAGTTGCAGTGCTTGGCGAACCCAGTCGTCGACTTCGAGCTCCGACCAGGCGCTGGCCGATCCAATTTTCGTGGGGGCAGGGAACGCCCCACGCTTGATCTGTTCGTAGATGGTGGTCTTGCTCAGGCCGACGCGCTCCATCACCTGCGGCAACCTGATAAGTTTCATGGGCGGCCTCCCAGTGAAGCCAGGATGTAGTTGAAGGGGTCGCTGCTGGTCGCCGTTTGCGGCTGGTCTTCGACCTTGCGCGTCGCGGAGCGGATCTGCCGCACGCGGGCTTCGGTGACGCGCAGCGCCTCTGCGACCTCGGCAACGGTCTTGCCGTCCTGCAGCATGGTCACAGCCGTCTCGCGGCGCCAGTCAGCTTCCTGGCGCGCAGACACGCCGCGCGACAGGGTGTCGATGGCCTGAGCCAGGCGCGAGGAACCGATGGACTTGACCACGGTCTCGGGGACCTCGATCGTCGTCCACCGGTGCCCCGCATCGCACGCGCTGCGGCGCCGGACCAGCAGGCCAGTCGAGCGTGTCTCCAGGACCTTGGTGCGGGCCTGGCCGCAGCGCGGGCAGATCATGTCAGGGCTGCTCGGCCGGCGCGTCGGCTGCTTCTTGCTTTGCCTGCTGCTCCGCCAGGCTCGCGTTCGTGCGCTCGACCAGCAGGTCGATGTGCGCACGCACCTGCTTGTGCGGCAGCTCGTCCATGGCCTTCAGCGCGACCTTGACGGTCTCGACGGGGACGGTGATGTTGACAGTTTCGTTCATGGGTTCCTCGTGGTTACAGGTTGGCTTTGCGCATGGCTTCTTCGCGCTTCTGCATGAGCACGTCGGCCATGCTGGATGCGCTCTCCAGCAGGTCGTCCTCCACGTGCGCGGTCGCCTTGACGACGATCGACGTCAGCAGCGACAGAGAGACTTCCCAGAGCTCCTTCGCGCGGGCCCGGTGCTTTTCATCCGCGAGCGCGGACACCTGTCCTACGATCATCGCGATTTGGTTGGCCTCGAACATCGTCACCACGAGTCGCGTGAACGGCTCGCCGTGGACGCTGCACGACTCAAGGATGTCGTCGGCCTGCTCTTTCATTTCGCTGATCGCCTGACGCAGGTTGCTCATGCTTTGCTTTCTGTTGGTTTGAGCGGGATTCTATGAGTGCCCGCTCGCGACCCAACGAATAGTTGACTTACTTGAAGGGCTTCTTGCGGCTGGTCCTATTGGCCCAGCAGCGGCGGCAAAGCCACCGGTCACCGGTCACCGACACGCCACCAGAAGGGTCCTGATCGGTGCCGCAGTGGCTGCACCGACGCAGTGGCGCCGTGTTCTTGCGGCTGCCATTGAGCATCGGCGGAGGCCTCACGCGGCGTCCTTCGGCAGGAACGGAGTCAGGTCAGGCGGCGCCCATCCGTCGGGCTTGCCGATCTTCCCACCCTCCTTGATGACCGGCTTGCCGTCGACGAGCTTGGCCTCGTTGCTGGCGAGCACGGCCTCATCCGCGCCGGCCTTGTCGAAGCCGGCCAAGAACGCGACGCCGTTGCCGGTGACCTCGCAGTCGCACAGGGCATCGAGTGCAGCTTCCTTGTCGAAGATCTTGGCAGTCGCGTGCCCGCGCTTCAGGTTGTTGCCGATCGCGCTCAGGATGGCGGCGACCTCCTGCAGCGCGTTCGAGCTGATGCCCGTGGTCGACTCGATGTAGACGGTGTTCAGGAACTCGACCGTCTCCTCGAGGTGGCAGCCGATCTGCACGCTCAGGTGCTGCTCGTTGCGTGGTTCCTTGCCGCAGGCGGAGAGCCACTCGACAGTTCGGAAGTAGTTGCTCTTCATGGTGTCCTTCAGATGACGCTGGAGACTTCGATCTCGGCGGCTTCGCCTGGCAGCAGCGCCGCGTTCACATGCGCCGCGAGCTCCTCGAGGGTGCCGCTGTTGTCGATGACGAGGTCGCACGGCAGCTCGGCGATGTGTTCCTCGCTGACGTGCTCACGCACCGGGTCGACCTGCTCGCGAGCGATGTGCCAGACTTCTCCGCCGCGAGCTCGGATCCATTCCACCTCGTTCGGGAAGCGCACGTCGCTGATGACGATGCTGCATCCGGCACCAATCAGGCGCTCGATGCGGTCGCCGGCGATGTTGACCCAGAAGTCCGGGTTGATGGCGCGGCCCCACTCGGTGCCGAGCGTCTGCGCGAGCTCGCGGTAGCTCACGCCGACGACAGGCGTCGGGCGCTCCTTGAGCTCGCGATCGGTCATCCAGCTGCCGTCCGCTCCGACGCGGAAGAGGAGGGCGCCCAGCATGGCGCGGATCGGGTCGGCGAACGCGACGCCGGCGAAGTTGTGCTCGCGCACGAGAATCTTGGCGACGGTGTCCTTGCCGGACCCAGCGAGGCCGGTGAGGCCGATGATCTTGGTCATGGTGTTTCCTTGGTCAGATGGTCTTGAGGCGCCACTCGCGCTCTGCGCGTCCGGTGGCACTGCGAACTGAGTTCCCTGTGAGCTCGATGGAGCCCAGGCGCTGCAGCTCCGGCATACGCCGCGCAACCGCCACGTCGTCGATGCCGCTGCGCCTGGCGATGAGAGTCTTGCCGGCCGGACCCTCCTTCAACGCATCGATGATCGCGTCGCAATGCGCGGCCGCGAACTTGGCTGCCGCCTCCGCTGCAGCGTGGCTGGTCTCTGGATCGGTCAGGCGCGACCTGATGTGCTCGGCTTGCTCCATGTCTTGCTCCTTGTTCAGGCGGGGTTGCTCCGGAGGAGCCGCATCGCGTAGTCGTTGATGATCTTGTCGACGACATCCACACGCGTCGTCTCGCGGGCTTCTGCCAGCATCGTGATAAAGCTGTAGGCGTTTTCGCGGAGGCCGACGCTGGTGTACACAACATTGTCCGGACCAATCATCATCACCCGGCCGGGCTTGGGCTTGGGCTTGGCTTGCGGCTTTGGTTGCTCAACTGACTGCTTGGGCGCGTCGGTCGCGTCGACAGGCACGAAAGCCACGGACTTGCCCGACAGATCGTATTCATTGACGTATTCGTTGTTCACGGAGAGTTCCTTTCTCTGTGGTTGCGCGCCCGTTGCCAGGCGCGCGGTTGGTGGCATCAAAACGGGATGTCGTCTTCCATGTCGGAGAAAGGATGCGAGGCGCGATGCTGGTGGCGCTGCGCGGTCTGCGGCCCGCCCTGCGCAGCAGGGCGTTGCGCCGGTGCCTGACGTTGCGCCGGAGCCTGGCGCTGCTGCGGGGCCTGCCCTTGCTGTGCGCCATCCGGTCGGCCGCCGGCGAACTCGATGGAGGAGACGTTGCCGACGAGCTTGTTGCCGCGCGTGCCGTCGCTCTTGTCGAACTCCTCGATGTGGACGTCGTCCAGCGTGACGACGACCTGCTGGCCCTTCAGGAGGTAGTCGGCCAAGGACTCGGCGCGCTTGCCCCACAGGGACCCATCGACCCACTGCGTCGGGCGGTTGCCGTCTTCACCCCTGCGCCCGTAGTTGAAGGCCAGGGACAGGTTGGTGACCGCATCACCCTTGGTGGTGTAGCGGACCTCCGCATCGCGGCCGAGCCGCGCGAGACCGATCAGTTGTGCCATTGCTTGCTTCTTTCTGCCCCTTGGGCGGTTACAGGCTGATGAGCCAGATGCGGACTTCCTGCCCCTCAATCTGGAGGCGGAACTTCGCAGTGGGTTGGTGGCGGCGGCGCCAGTTCTGCGCCGCTGAGTTGAGCCGGTTGAGGGTTCGACGAGCGCTGCCTTCGATGGGGATCGAGAACGATCCACCAGGCTGCATCGCGCGGAAGGGGTACTTCGGCTCCTTTCCGCGGCGCGGTGGCACCGGCACGTCGTACGAGACGGAGATCACGCAGCACCTCGCGGACTGAATGCTCCAGCGCGCAGCGCCCTCCCGTACTCGCGCTTCAGAGCCAGGTACATGCCGCGCTTCGAGTTCGGGCTGTTGATCCCCGTGGTGTTGCTTTGCGGGCTGGCCACAAGGTCCCGGTGCGGGTCCTCGATCATTTCCGATGCCGCCAGCCGGCGAAGCAGCTTTGCCTTCTTGCCGTTCACGTCGTCACTCCTTTCGTGTTGTAGGGCTTGCGCAGCAGCTCCTCGTAGCGCTTCACGCGCACCGCGAACTGCCACAGGTCCTGCTCCATCTGCTCGATGAAGTCGTCGTCGCGCAGCACGCGTTGCACGTAGAGCTCGTTGCCGTTGTTGAGCGCCTCGAGGTCGGGTACGGCCATGACGAAGTCCCACCACTTTCGGCCCGTGATCCACATGCAGCCTTGGATCTGGTGCATGTACTCGCTGATGTCGCCCGTCTTGATGATGTTCACCACCTTCAGCGGGTCGAGCGGGGTCTTGCACTCGAAGCCGCCGTGGTCGTCGATCAACCCGTCGACCGAGCACCCGAAGAGCCGGTCGTCGGTGAGGATCAGGCCTGACTCCTCGACGATCACGCCGTGGCGGGCCTCGTAGCGCATGCGTGCGAAGGCCTCCTGCTCCTGTCCGCGGCGCATCGCAAAGGTCTGGAACGTGTCGCCGTAGGGCTGGCCGCTGATCCGCTCGATCGCGGTGGCGATGGCAAGCTTCTCGCTGGTGTCGGTCGGGTCACCAGGCTTCTTGTCGCCCGATGCGCGCTTGAGCTTGGATGTGGCGTCGGCAAACGTGCTGGCGGTGATCACGCCGGCTCGCGCGGCCAGCCACTCGTCCGTCCCTTGTTGGCACTCGATGCAGATCATTGCGCGACCTCCGGATTGCGCAGCAGGTCACGACGTGCCACTGCGTGCCGCTTGAACCTGGCGGCTCCATCGAGGTCCTTGGCCTCTTTGGCCTCGTTGATGGCTTGGCGATACATCTCCATCAGCGTGGCCTCATCAGTGGCCGTCTCGACTCGCGCGATCCAGCTGTCGGCACTGAACGTGGACATCTTCGGCGCGGCGTCGACGACCGTTGCGATGCCCTCGCCGCCGTCGGTGTTCATGTGGTGTACCGCCTGGTCCAGGCGGTCTGTCTTTGGCCAGTACTTCGAGGCGCGCTTGACCACAGTCTTGCGCGCCATCTCGGACCAGTCGGTGACCCACGGGCACGAGCGCTTCCTCTCGACCCACGCCTTCCAGGCCGAGCTGCGGTCGCGGATGGCGTTGATGTCGTCGATCGACATCGACTCGGTCAGGTAGTCGCCGTCGGCTGTCTTGGCCACCACGTACACGCCGACGATCTCGCCGCGGTCCTTGCTGAACGGGTTGAAGTGGTGGATCGGCAGCTTGTCCAGACCTTGGAGCTGGAAGCTGTCGTGCATGTGGACGACCGCGGCCTGGGCCCACTTGATCGAGCCCGACTGGATCGCGAGCTCGATTAGCCCGATGTAGCTCACGTCGAGGCAGATCTTGCCGTCGCGCGGCACGAGGTAGGCTTGCTTCTTCGCAGGGTTCAGCGACAACCCGATGGCCGCGATGTTCGTCACGGCGTCGACCACGGACTGACGGTTCTTCATCGCCAGGCCCAGCGCGTAGTCGTTGGCCTGGAGGACCTGGATCGCGAAGCCGGCCTCGCGCTCGAAGTTGATCGAGCGGTCGACCAGCACCGACTCGAACGCGCTCTTGGCGGCGTAGATGTCGCCGGAGACGATCTGCAGGGCGTTGCTCATTGCTGCTCCTCGGTGGCGGCGACGATGGCGCGGTGGGCAGCATCGCGCAGGGCGGGCAGGGTGGACTCGACGGCCTCGAGCAGGGCTGCCGGCGTCTTGTCGCCAATGACGAGAATCAGGCCGGTGCGGATCTCGGCCAGCGTCTCAAGCATCTGCTCGGCAGCACCGAACAGGCGCTTCTCGCGAGCCCGGCGCGCAGCCTCTTGCGCGGCCCGCTCGTCGGCTTGGCGCTCTTCCTGCTCGCGGATCTTCTGGCGCTCTGCCTCGAGGTCAGCCTCGAATGCGTCACGCTGGGCCTTGCGCTCGTCCTCCAGGCGCTTATCCTCGGCGCGCTTGATGGCGGCCTGCCGCTCGCGCTCGGCACGCTCACGCTCGGCGGCTTCACGCTTGGCCTGCTCGATCTCCTGGCGCTGGCGCTCGATCTCGTCGCGTTCGGCCTTGATGCGAGCTTCCTCGGCGGCGCTGGCGCGATCGAGCTCCTGGCGCTGGCGCTCGATCTCGGCGCGCTCCGCGGCCAGGCGGGCCGCTTCGGACTCGCGCTCGACGGCCGCGTGGCGCAGTGCGCACGCCTGGGAGACGGCACGCAGACGCACAACCTCGGCCTCGTCGACGAACTCGGCGTAGTCCTCTTCGGTGATCTGGATCGACTCGAGCAGGCGGATGACGGCGCTGATTTCCTCAGCAGATGCAGAAGCACATCCTGCGGTGGCGGATGCGATGTCGGACATCTTCGAGCGGATGCGATCGACGCGGGCGCGCTCGGCGGCCTCACGGGCGGCGCGCTTTTCCTCGCGGCGCTTCTCGTCGTCCTTGATCTGCTCGTCGATCGGCGCCTCGAGCGCGACGATCTCGGCGGTGATGCGCTTGGCCTCGTCGTCCAGGAGCTTTGCCTTCGCGAGCAGCGGGGCCTTGGCCTCCTTGCGGATCGACTCGATCGTGGTGCGCGTGGTCACCAGCTCCTTGCGCGCAGCGCGTGCTGCCTTGTCTCCGGCCGTTGTCGTGAGATCGAACACGACGTTGCTGTAGCGCTCACGCAGGTCAGCGAGACCTGCCTCCACGCGGCTGTACTCGACGACTGATGTCGTCGCCGCGGCGTCTTCAGTGACTTCCCACGGCACGCTGGCGACACTTGCTTGTTCCATCTGCAGCTCCTGTTGCGAGCCACAATTCTATAGGCAAGCGTTGTGATGCCAACGAAAAGTTGTGTATTTCAGTCGGGTACTTTTAGTGTTTCAGCTCCAGGCTGGGGCTGATTTCTCTTGATGACGGCGGCCGCCGCTGATCTCGGGCGTGCGCGCATTCGCCATCACGACTGCAGACCGCTCGCGAGGTTTTGGGCCGCGTAGCCGCAACCCGATCTGCATGCGTGATGGTCCTCGTCTCTCCGAGGCGTCTCGACGTTTGCCTGCCCAGGACCGCCGTTGCCCACTCGTTTCGATCGGGTTTCACCCACAGGTCGCTACTCCCGCGCTTCGCTGTGGCGGGTCGCGTGGTTGGCGCTTGGCCTTCGCGCCATCACACATGGGGGCCGCCCGCATACGGCAGCGTTTCCTTCAACTGAGGAGCTAGAGCTTCCTGCGACGGCGCCAACCCGTCGCCGGCCCCCATGTGTGATGGGCCTCGTCTTTCCGAGGTGTCATCTGCGTCGGCACATTAAGGCTGCAGCCCGCCCCGGGAGTGCTGGCCTTGCGGCCACGCATGTGCCATGCGTCTTGGCGGCCGATTCTACTTGGCGATCTTCGTCACTTGCGGAGAAACCGCACAAGCAACTTGGTTATTGCTCCGATCGCGAGTTCAGGCCTGGCGGTGAAGGCTCCGCACCCGTAGTACCCGACGCCGTCCTTGGGCGAGTACGTGACGAGTGCGATGCCTGTGACCTCACCCTTGCGCGCGAGTTCGAGGACGCTCTCGAGCTGCGCGACGACAGCAGGCGGCCTGGAGTCTCTGACGACGGACAGCTTAGCGCATTCCCTTTCTTCGGCCGTCATTCTTCTTCCTCGCCGCGGCAAAGTCCCCCATGGGCTTGTTGCGTTCAGCGTCTGCGAATGGGGCCCGCGACTTCCTGACTGGCGTTTTCACGAGCTCTCCTGCCAGCTCCGCTAGGAGATGCTTCATCTCCGGCGGGAGGCGACAGATCAGCAAGAGCAGTTCGACGTCAGCCTGGTCGATGAGGCCGGCTGCTCCCATCGGTCGGCCCGACTTCCCTTCGGTCCAGTCGATCGTGAAGTTCAGCGCCGCCTCGAGCGACCTCAGAGCCTGACGCCGCGGCGCGCTGCGACCGGACTCCCAGTACCGTACAGCCTGCTCGGAGACGTCAAGCCGCTTCGCGAACTGGGCAATCGTTAGGCCCTGCTTCTCGCGCCGGGCCCGTATCTGTTCGCCGACCTTCATGCTGGTACTCCAGTGACACCCCCTCGAAACATTAAGTTAACACTCCATGTTTTTGTTGTCCACACAACAGATGCGGACCAACAATCTGGGCCAACCCGGCAACCCGGTCGGCGCCCCAACTAGGGTGCGCACCACCCCAACTAGGGTGACAACCCCTGAAAGGTCAGGCATGCGCGACAAGCTCACAGACGTCGAGTACGTCAACATTCACGGCCAGCCGATCCTGGTGCGCCACTCGCCGGCGGATAAGCCTCCAGCGAAGAAGACGTCCCGCCGCAGCCCCGACAAGGCGCAGTGGCACAAAGGGTTCCGCGTCGTGGGGTTCTCGCCAGACCAGCTGCTGCGAGGCAGGCTCGAGCACGAGCAGGCCATCGCGGCCGCGCGAGCCAACGGCACTGAGGTGCCTCGCCCCTGGAGCGAGGAGACCTACATGCAGACGCACAGGCCGATGCCGGTGCGCTCGAAGCCGTACGAGCTGCGCGAGGCTGCGCAGATCGTCTGCGACATGGCGGTGAAGAACGGCTGGAAGCGCTGCGACATCGTCGCGCTGGTTCACGCTTGACCGCGCGACGCAGTCAACCATCCGGGCCTACCAACAAATCGTTGGCACAATCGGCCCCTGACGCTTGGCGGCGTCATCTGGGTAGGCCCAGGTCGGGACTCTGCTGGTAACCCATCCAGTCCGCCAACACCGCAAGGTGAGAGTCCCGACCTGGGCCTTTTGCTTCCGGCCAGCCGGAAGAAAGGTAGCACCGTGAAGTTCAACGCATTCCCGGAGACTCGTGTCTTCATCAACGGCAACGGCCACCTCGTGATCAGCCAGAACAGTGAGTGGCAGGGTGAAGTGAGGGTCATCCTGCCGCGATCAGTCGCGGTGCAGATCGCTCAGAGCATCGGCAGCGGGCTCGGCATCTCCGATCTGCTGGCCGAAGACGATGAAGAGGACGAGTGATGGCCCGCATCCGAACCATCAAGCCAGAGTTCTTCACGTCCGAGGACGTCGTGACGCTGTCCCCGCTTGCCCGCCTCTTTTACGTGGCGCTGTGGTGCGAGGCTGACAGGGAGGGGCGCCTCAGCTGGAAGCCCAAGACCCTGAAGATGCGCTACCTGCCTGGCGACAGCTGCGACATCGATGCCCTGTCGAGCGAGCTCGTCGAGGTCGGGATGATCGTCCTCTACGAGGTGGACGGACGGCAGTACGCGGAGATCCCGTCCTTCAAGAGGCACCAGGTCATCAACAACAAGGAGGCTGAGAGCTCCATTCCTGCACGCGTGGATCACGCGTCGTCACGCGTGAAAGACGCGTCGTCACGCGTGAAAGACGCGTCGTCACGCGTGAAAGGGGAAGGAAGGAAGGGAAAGGAAGGGAAGGGAAAGGAAGGAAGTTCCGCTACTTACGTAGCGGGCGCTGACGCGCCAGCTTCGGCGGTGGACAACTTGCCCAATGCCGGCGAACATCCGGACGAGGTCGACCCGCTGAACGGCGACCACGGCGCGCCGCCTTGGGAAGACGATCCTCCGCAGGCAGCACCCAAACCAACGCAGTCAGCGCCCGAGCCCAGCAGGGTCGACGTCGCGAAGGACCACATCTTCGCCGTCGGCGTTCCGCTCCTGACGGGCCTGGGCACGCGGGACGCCGCGGCCCGCAGCTTCTACGGGAGGATGATCAGCCAGCACGGCGCGATCCGCGTGGCCGAGGTTGTGGATGCCTGCATCGCTGCGGCCCCCGTGCTGGAGCCGGCGTCCTGGATCGCCAAGAGCCTGACCGACGGCAAGCGCTCGAAGCACGACTTCTCGAAGATGAACTACACGAAGGGCATCGGACCCAATGGCGAAATCCTTCTCTGAGGCGATGACCATGGAAATCTCCCGCGAAGACCTGGGTACGCGCACCGAGACGTGCCCGACCCATGGTGCGTACCAGTCGAACGGCACGCGCGTGACGATCGTCCGGCCGCGCGAGTTCTGGACCGGATGCCCGCAGTGCGCGGCAGCTCTGGTGGCCGCAGAGCAGGCGGAGGTTGAGCGCCGCAAGGTCGCAGACCAGCGCGCCAGGCTCGAGCAGATGATGGCCCGCAGCTGCCTGCCGCCGCGGTTCATCGGTCGCACCTTCGACAACTACGAGGCGACGACACCGGGGCAGCAGCGCGCGCTCCGCATCCTGAGAGCCTATGCCGAGCGCTTCGACAACCTGAAGGGCAAGTGCCTGATCCTGTCTGGCAAGCCTGGCACCGGCAAGACGCACCTGGCGGCCGCGGTCATCCAGGCGATCCAGCCTCGGCTCGGGCTGTACACGACGATGATGGGGATGACTCGGGTGGTGCGCGGCACCTGGCGCAGGGACTCCGAGCGCACCGAGCTCGACGTGATCACTGAACTCGGCACCGTCGACCTGCTGGTCATCGATGAGGTCGGCGCTCAGTACGAGACCGAGGCCGAGATGCTGCTGTTCTTCGAGATTTTCGACCGCCGCTACAGTGCGATGAAGCCGACGATCCTGATGACGAACCTCGACCTAGAGGCTTTCGTTCGCGTGGTCGGCGATCGAACATTTGACCGGCTGCGCGAGTGCGGCCACTGGGTCTCATTCACCTGGGACTCGTACCGCAGCCAGGCCACGAAGGACTGACCATGGCCAAGAAGCAATCGAAGCGCGCCCTGCAGGTCGAGGCCAGGCGCAACCAGGCCCTGGTGATGAACCCCGTGGCGCGCGCCATGCACCGCGCCCAGGCGCTGTCGCTGCTGAAGGAGCTGCAGATCGAGCTGTACCTGCAGGAGGACGGCAGCGACGGGTCGGTGCTGCTGGGCAACGCGTCCTGGGTCATCGCCTGTGGCGCCGAGCTCGCGCTGCGCTCAGGCGACAATCGCCTGCGTCGCTTGCACGGGGCGCTGCGCACGATCATGCAGCTGTGCCTGGACGGCTACGTCTGGCGCACCTCGTTCGTGCCGATGATCGACCAGGCCGTCACCGACTCGCACGACCTGATCGTGCGCAACGAGAGGCTCCTGATCGACGCGATGCCAGGGGCGAACTACGTGGCCGCGAGGGTGCGGTCGAGAAGCGTCGACGGCACCGAGGTCGCCGGCGCGGAGATCTACAGGGAAGCAGCATGACTGAGCGAGCGCTGGGCGAGTACATCTCCGCCCGATACCCAGAGGGCCTCACCGACTTCGATCGGCTGACGAACGCACTGGCCGACGAGCGCGCGGCGCGGGGCGCTGCGGAGCACGAAGTCCTGAAGCTGCGGTCGCTCCTGGCGGGAGCTGGAGCGGACATGCTGCGAGCCATCCAGCACGAGCGCGAGGACTGCGCGTGCGTGGCTGAGGCCCTTGGCGATTGCCGTGTCGCACTGGCCATCCGCTCGAGGGGACAGCAGTGAGCGCGGACGAATTCGGTTTTGCGAACCCGAATTCGGGTTCGGATGGAGGCGAGCAATGAGCCGCAAGTACCTGGCCGGCGTGGCCGAGTACCGCTACCCGGGCCTCGGCGATCCGCTCCCCCCTGGTGGCAGCGACGTCCTGCTGCTGACGCGCGGCGGGATCTGCGTGCGCGGGCCCTGGACGTCGGACGGCCGGTACATGGCATGGGCGCCCATGCCGCGTCGCGACAAGGAACGTGAGCAGCAGCTGCGCGCGGTTGAAGCGACTGATGAGGAGGCGGCATGAGGATCGATGGCAGGAGCGGTGGCACGGGCCTGATCGAGAAGAAGACACTCGACGAGGCGATTGCCCTGGTGCGAGGGAAAGCATTCGAGATGCTCGGCGACCGCGACCTCGGTGTCTGGATGGAGGTCGGCAACCGCAGCGTGATGATTGGCATCGCGCGCGCCGGCGTCGGTGCGTGCGTGGTGCAGGTCAGCCGCGAAGAGTACGACGGCCTGGCGTTCATGGACATCATCACGAAAGACGCGGATGGCCAACGTAATCCTGGTCAAGGATGAGCAGGGCAGGCTGACGGGGCTCGGCGAGAAGGGTGCCCGCGCCTGGGCCAAGTTCCGCTCGACCATCGAGAGCCTGGTGGTCGGCGAGACCATCGAGTTCAGCTGGTGGGCGCCGCGCAGCCCCCAGTTCCACCGGCTGCACTTCGCGATGCTGGGGGCGTTCTTCGAGGCGCAGGACCAGTTCCAGGACTTCGAGGCGTTCCGGATGTGGGTGCAGGTGGGCGCTGGGTTTTGCGACCTCCTGCCGGGCCCCAAGGGCAAGCCGGTGGCCATCCCTCGGAGCATCGCCTGGCGCAAGCTCGACGACAACGACTTCGCAGAGCACCACCTCGAGGTCGTGAAGTTCCTGCGAACGGAGTACGTCCCGAGGTTCCTGTGGCCCTGGCTCTCCGATCGCGAGGGGATGGAAATGGTCGAGTCAATCCTTCGGGAATTTGATCGCTGACGTCCGCCCGTGTTCGGCGCTTTGGGAGGCGGTGAAGGTGTGGTAGAAACCGCGCGTCCCAACAATTTGTTGACCACACCATGAAGAAGGATCACCTCATCCGGGCTGTGTCGGAGCTCAGCGACGTGCCTGCCTGCACCGTCCGCAAGGTCCTGAACGCGACGGCCGACATCGCGCTCGAGTCGATCGCCTGCGGCGAGGACGTGCGCCTGTTCGGTCTTGGCAAGTTGACGATCTCGCGCCGCGGCGAGAAGCGGGCACGCAACGTCCGCACTGGCGAGATCGTGGTCGTGCCGCCACGCGCCGTCCCGGTGATGAAGCCCAGCGAAGCTCTGGTGCGCGCCGCGAACGGGGAGCATCAGTGAGGCACGAGGAGTCGCAGCACCAGCAGGCCCTCGTGCGCTGGGCCGACTCCGCCTGGGTCGGCAACCGGCGGATCGGCGACTTCCTGTTCGCCGTCCCCAACGGCGGCCGGAGGGACAAGATCACCGCGTCGATCCTCAAGTCAGAGGGCGTGCGCGCCGGTGTTCCGGACCTGGTGCTGGCCCTGCCTGTTGGCAAGCATCCGGGCCTGTTCATCGAGCTGAAGCCGCCGAAGGCCGGTCGCGTCAGCGACTCGCAGCGGAAGTGGATCGAGCGTCTGCGCGAGGTCGGATACCGGGTCGAGGTCTGCCATGGCTGGGACGCGGCCCGCAACGTCATCGAGGACTACCTGTGCGGGAACGCCTGACCGAGAAGGAGCGGTTGCACTCGGCTTTCGGATCGGGCGACCTGTCGCTGCGCGCGGGCCGGCGCGGCGATGCCGACCACCTGATTGCCTTGGGATTGGCCGCCAGGCAGGTTGGCGGGCCCGCAGACGCGCTGATCAGGGTCCACCTGGCATCCAGTACCACCGACCTGCGCGCGGCGCTCAGATCGACGCTGTCGGTCGCCAAGAGGCTGGCTCAGGCCAGGGGCTGGAAGGTCAACGGCCGCAACCTGGTGCGCGTTGCCGAGCTCGCGCTGGCGCACCACATCTACCCGACCTGCCTGCACTGCAGCGGGCGCGGGTTCGAGAAGGCGCCGAACGCGCCGGTGCTCACGACCAAGCGCTGCACGCACTGCGACGGCACCGGCCGGCGGCCGATCCAGAAGCGCTGGCGGCCGGAGATCGCCGAGCTCATCTCGGTGCTCGAGCGGATCGACTCGGTGACGCAGGCTGCAGTGGTGAGGAGGCTGAGATGACGGTGATCGCCTGGGACGGGAAGACCCTGGCAGCGGATCGGATGGCGGCGCATGGATGCCTGGCGCGAACGGTCACGAAGATCTGGAAGGTGCGGGACATGCTGGTCGGCGGGTCCGGCAGCGCCGACGTCGTGCAGTCGATGCTCTGGTGGGTGCGCCATGGCTGCGATCCGGATCGCTTCCCGGCGATGCAGAACAGCGAGGAGTTCGCGCCGTTCCTGGTCATCAAGGCTGACGGGATCTGGCTGTACGAGCGGACCCCAAACCCGATCGAGTTCCACGACCCGATCTTCGCGATCGGCTCGGGGCGCGAGTATGCGATGGCAGCGATGCACCTTGGCAGGTCCGCGCGCGAGGCGGTCGAGCTGGCGTGCATCTACGACCCGAACTGCGGCCGCGGCATCGACGAGCTGAAGCTGGACTGATGCCTTCGTTCCTGAAGGAGCCCAAGCCCAAGTCCAAGACGGCCGAGGATCGCCGGCACATGGACCGCGTCGCGCAGCTCGGATGCGTCGTGTGCCGGCGGATGGGCATCCGCAGCCCCATGGTGGAGCTGCACCACCCGCGGCGCGGCGTCGGCATGGGGCAGCGCGCTGCGCACACCGACGTGCTGCCACTTTGCTACGAGCATCACCGCGGCAACACCGGCGTGCATGGGCTGGGGACGAAGGGGTTCGAGAAGCGCTACGGCTTCAGCGAATCGGACCTTCTGGAGGACGTCAGGCGCCGGCTGTGACATCGTCATCAGGGTTCGGGTGCCCTTCATCAGGGTTTCGTGGGTCTTCGTCAGGGTTTCTGATCGCTTGACGTGGCAAGCATGGCCTCGTCGACCAGCTTGTCGAGAGGTGACTCTTCGACGGCGACGCGTTCGTCGCCCTTGACCGTCAGCTGCAGGGTCTTGCCGCCGCGGCCGACGGCCATGTGCTCGCAGTGCTGGCGGATCCAGGCGTAGCGCTTCGCATCACCGCGGCAACACCGGCGTGCATGGGCTGGGGACGAAGGGGTTCGAGAAGCGCTACGGCTTCAGCGAATCGGACCTTCTGGAGGACGTCAGGCGCCGGCTGTGACATCGTCATCAGGGTTCGGGTGCCCTTCATCAGGGTTTCGTGGGTCTTCGTCAGGGTTTCTGATCGCTTGACGTGGCAAGCATGGCCTCGTCGACCAGCTTGTCGAGAGGTGACTCTTCGACGGCGACGCGTTCGTCGCCCTTGACCGTCAGCTGCAGGGTCTTGCCGCCGCGGCCGACGGCCATGTGCTCGCAGTGCTGGCGGATCCAGGCGTAGCGCTTCGCATCGTCGCCCAGCGCCGCGGCCTGGCGGATCGCCTGGCGCACGAAAGCGGACCCGCCCATCGCGCGCAGCGTCTCGCGATCGGCCGGCGTGAGGGTGATGCACACGCGCTCGACGCCGGTGGCGCCGTCAGCGGCGCGACGTCCCGGCTTGCTCATGCGATCCCCGCGATCTTTGCCAGCATGAACACAGAGCATGCGAAGCACAGGGCGGCGATGGCCACCGCGATGATGTCGATCACCCCCAGCTTGGGATGTGGTGACGTACAGAGGTTAGGTGTCTGGCATGGCTCGCGGCCTTGATTGCACGAGCTTCCGTTGCAGCATGGTGTGTTCATGGCGTTCATGCGAAGAGGTTGTCGGCCGCCCGGAGGACGGCGCGGGAGATCGTCTCGGCGCCGGCTGCGTGGCCCAGCGCGTCGGCTTCGATGTGGAGGGTCGCGTCGATGCCGCGCACGCGCGCCATCTCCACGAACTCGGAGGCGACGAACGTCGGCACGACGGTGTCGTGGTCGATCGCCGTCGCGAACAGGCGCACGCGCCCGGCCAGGGAGTCGTACTCGCCGCGTGCCACCCTGAGCGTGGGGCTCCTGACGAAGCGCTGCGAGGAGTCGCCGGCGAACGCCTCGAACAGAGGCTCGACTGCGGACGGGTTGGGGTAGCACGCCGGGTCCAGGTCCAGCGGCCCGGCCAGGGACATCAGGCCGCGCACGCGGCTGCTGCCTGCGAGCAGGTACAGCGCTCCGCCCTCCATCGCGTGGTAGCCGCCGGCCGACCCTCCGGCCACCAGGACGCCGGCGTCGGTGCGCAGCTCGCGCTCAAGCATGGCCAGCGCCGAGATGATGTCGGACGTCTGCTCGGCGTAGGCGGCCTGGCCCAGGACGCGGTAGCCGATCGCGGCGGTGTTGTAGCCGCGGTCCTGCAGTCGGCCGGTGACCGCGCGCATCGCTGCGTCATCACGCGATCCGCCGGACCAGCCGCCGCCATGGATGAATGCGATCCACGGTGAGGCCAGTTCGACGACGGTGATGTCGACGGCTTGCCGTTGGTCGTTGCCGTACTGCAGCGTCCGGGTGTTGGCCGGTGCTGCTCCGCCACCGCAGCCGGCCAGGGCCAGCGCGGCGGATGCGATGAAGGTGCGTCGTCTCAATGGTTGCTCCCGATGATGAACCACTCGCGGGTCTGCGTGTTGTCCGCCCAGCGCACGACGTCGAAGGACGCCTCGCCCCGGGCCTCGGCCGGCACGAGCTCGCAGTACACGTCCACCAGGTCGGCGCCGGTGTAGTCGGCGATCTCGCTGGCGGTCATGCGACCGTGCTTGCGCAGGCAATCAAGGGCTGTCATGCGTCGATCTGCGAAGAAGCGTTGTCATGGCCCAGCCTGTTGCGCAGGCGCTGGATCCGGGCCTCGTGGTACAGGACCATCGCAGTCGCGTACTCGCGTGCGCTCTCGGCCTGGAGCTTTTCGCGCTCGGCGGCGTCCAGCTCTGCTGAGGCGAGCTCGAGCACAGTTGCTCGCCCAGACAACCTGCGGAAGAGGGCGAGCAACTGCGTCATGCGGCCTCCGCGAGCGGCGGGAGGATGTGGACGGTGCGACCGATGGCGTTGCGTCGCTCCGCTTCGGCGAACTGCAGGGCCATCTCGCCGTCGTCAAACGAGCTGTGCCGCGTCAGGTGCAGGCCTTCGTACGTGGCGACGACGTGCTTGCCCTTGAGTCGGTCGCCCTCGATGGCCTTGCCGTGGGCCTCAAGGTTGAGGCGGTTGATGGTGTTCAGGTCGTGCATGGATCTTTCCTGTTGCGTGGTGTCGGGGTGACCCCACTGACCTACCTCTGGGCAGGTCGCTGTGGTCAGGCCTGTGTGGCGCGCTCGATGCGACGCAGTTGATGGAGCCAGTTGAGGGCCGAGCGGTGATCGCTCGGGCTGCCTGGGACCGTGATCGTGTGCTTGCTGTCGGGGCTGCGCAGCCGCTTGTGCTTCCCGCCGTTGAGCGCGACCCAGCCGGACTTCTCGAGCCGGCGGGCCTCCTTCTCGATGAGCGGGTCTCGCGAGAATCGCATGATCAGTCCTTGAAGGTGACGCGCTGCACGGTGGTCTGCGGCTTTCCGTTGAAGGCGCCGTGCTCCTTGACGGTCAGCGCACACTCGACGAAGTCGTCGTGGGTGTACTTGCCGCAGCCGGTCCACCACACCAGGGTGTGACCTTGCTCGGTCTCGAGGCGGACCAGGAAGCGGTGGATCAGCGGGTAGCGCGAGACGATGCCGATGTGCCGGCACTCGACGACGCAGGCGCGGGTCTTGACGCGCTGGCCGGGCTGGCCCAGGTGGCCGGCTTCGCGGGCGCGGGACTCGGCCTCGCGGCGGGCCAGCAGCTCGGCGTAGCGGGTGTTGATCATCTCGGCCTGGCGCTCGCTGATGTGGGCGCGCTCGACGATGCCGTTGCGGACGTCATCCCAGAACAGGCTGGTGTCGGGCTTGGCGCGGGAGACCTCGTCGGCGGCCAGCTCGTCGAGCTTGGCCAGGGTGTCGGTGTTGCCGGCCAGGAACGCGTCGCGGGCGGCGGCACGCTCAGCAGCGATGCGTGCGGTCTCGGCGTCGATCAAGGCCTGGCGGCGGGCGCGGGCCTTCGCGAGGCGGGCGTCCAGGACGGCGAGCTCGTCGGCGGTGTAGAGCTTCTCGACCTTGGTCGGGCCGAGGCCGGATCCGCCGCACTGGTAGCAGGTGTAGCCGGTGTGCTCCCAGGCCTTCGAGCCGCCAGCGCCGCCGCAGCGGCTGCACTTGGTGGTGTACCGGTGGCCGCGTTCGCCGGCGTTGGCTATGCGGGCGGTGCCTGAGCGGTTGAACAGTTCCATCTGGAGCTCCTGGTTCGTTGCGGACAACCAGATGTTACATCACAAACGAATTGTTGGCCAAACAACGGGAACACAATCCAGACCGAACTGGAGGGTTATTGCCGTCTGGGGCGTCGGCGTGGCGCGTCGAAGAGGCACCCTCCCATCAGTCTGCTGGCGATCCGCAGCTCGCTGTGGGCGCGGACCAGCAGTTGCCTTGCGCGACCGCCTGTAACACCCAGTCGTGCGCCAGCATCGGCAAGCGTTGCGTTGCCGAGGGTACACATCTCAAGCACGAGCCATTGCTGCTGCGTCATGCGGGTTCGGGCCAGCAGACGCCTGGCGTAGTCCAGCAGCAGCTCAACCTCGGGGTCGGTCTGCGTCGGCCAGTAGATGTCGATCGGCTCGCAGGGCGGCGGCTCGTCGTCGCGCGTGGCCCAGAGGCGTCGGACCTCTGGGTGCAGGGTGGCGGTCTTGATCTTGCCGTAGAACGGGCTTGAGGCCAGCCGGGCCCGCTCTTCTTTCGACATCGAGTCGGGGATGGGCGGGGTGATCGTGAAGTATGTGGTCATGGTCAGAATGGCGCCGGCGGTGCCGACGGAGTTGCGCGCCTGGTGGGGCGCTTGCGTTGACGCTCCCAGACTGGGGGCGCTTGATCTGGCGCGCTTGGCGCCGGGCGTAGAGGCTGGCCGCGCCACGTCGGGAACGGCCAGTTGGCGGGGGCGGTCACCACTCGGTGTCCTCGTACGCGCCGCTGTCCGGGTTGGACTCCAGTTGCTCACGCGCGGCCTTGAGCGCGGCGTCGTAGATCGACGGCCACATCGAGCTGTCCTCGAGGAACAGCGCATCGTAGCCGTCGACGCTCAGCGCGACGACCTCAAGCTCGTCGGGGTCGCCTTCGCACCAGCTGTCGGGCGGGCCGCTGACGTGGTCTGGCGTGCCAGGGGTGTAGTCGACCTCGGCATCGAAGTCGAGGCCATGGGCGGTGAAGCTGATGCTCATCGCGCCGCGGGCGGCGGACTCGGCCTGGATCGCGGCAGCGCGGGCCAGGGCCAGCGCGAACTCGCACGCGTCGCCGTAGATCGGCAGGCGGCCCACGATCTCGCCGGACGGGTCCATCACGAACCACCGGCCGTCGCGGTGCTCTTGCATCCCGACGATGAACGGGTAGTGCGGGCCGGCGCTGTGGCGCTGGATCGAGGAGCCGTCGGGCATGTGACCAAGGTATCTCATGGTGACTTCCTCAAGCTGCTTGCGCGAGCGGGGCCAGGCGGGCGCCGCTCAGGTCGAAGAAGAAACACGGGTTGAAGCTGCCCCACTCGTCGGCGCGCGGGCCGATCAGCCGGCCGGTCTCCGACCGCTCGTCGTAGACGGCGATGCAGTCCTGGGCCAGGGTCGAGGAGAGGCGGTCGATGACGTCGGCCTGCTCGCGGCAGATGCCGAAGTCCACCCAGTTGCCGACCTCGGCGACGACGGTCAGCTCGGTGTCGGACTCGACGACCCGCATGGTTCGGAGGGCCAGGCCGGCGATGCGCTGGATGGACTGGACGACTTCAGAGACGGTCAGCTGCTGGCCGTTGCCGATGGCCAGGCCGATGTTCAGGAGAAGTGACATGGTGGGCTTTCGTTGAAGGGACAACGAATTGTTGTGCAACAATTCGGTCTGGGACGCGATGACCCTGCGTCCCGCTCGGGATTAGATCTCGTCGATGTTGATGACCGACACGCGGCGCAGGCCGCCATGGCGCACGCGAACCTGGTGAATGCCGACGTCGCGCATGGCGGCCAGGTTCACGTATCGCCCGAACTCGGTCGACCCGATGTCGTGAACGATGAAGTCGCGGTTCGCGCGCAGGTCGTTGATGACCGTCTCGAGGCTCTTGTAGTCGCGGCCGTAGGCCGGCACGATCGTCAGCATGATTCTTCCACGACGCAGGCGCTGATGCGCTTCCTGGCGCCGACTTCGCGCATAGCCACGCCGCCGGCGTAGTACTGCTGCCGGCGCGCACCGGTGCGGGAGCGCGTGCCCGTCGGCGACTCGCCGTCGATGTCGATGACCTTGGTGACCTTCGCCATGCCGGCGCTCAAGCGCTCGGCCTCGGCGCGGATCGTGACGTGCCGCCAGCCGGCGGCGGTGTGGACGGAGGCGTTGTACGTGATGAGCATGATGGTCTCCAGGGTCAGAGGGCGGACTGGGCGGCGGCCTTGAGTTCGGACCAGGCGGTGGTGTCGGCGCCGCGGGCGTCGAGGCTCTCGATCATCTCGAGCACGGCCTGCGGCGAGCTGTACAGGCTGCCGGTGTCGGAGAGGTGGTTCTCCTCTCCT